CACAAGCCCAACCCTAGTAACCCCAGCCCTAGGAACCCCCAGCAGCGGTATAGTCACGAACTTGACAGGTACAGCCTCGATAAATATCAACGGCACTGTCGGCGCGAGTACACCTGCGGCTGGTGCATTCACTACGCTGTCGGCATCAGGCACATCTACGCTGGCTGCTGTGAACTCAGGGGCGCTAGCAGTAACCGGAGCTATCACAGCTAGTGCTGCGTCCGCCTTTGGCACGACCAGTGTCACAGCCGCCGCGCTGACTATTGAAAGTAATAATGCTAGTACTGGAGAGGCTGGAGCGTTGCAGGTGCGCTCTGCTACCACTCAATCAAAAAGACTGTACATTGGGTATAACAACGCTACTGATACAGGATATATAGGTGTAGTCCACGGAGGGGTTACACAGAAGCCCCTAGCAATACAACCTCAAGGGGGGATCACAACTGTTGGCGGCGTCCTAGCAGTAACCGGAGCTATCTCTTCCACAACCGACGCAACCCTGTCAGGCTTAACAGTAGGCAAAGGTGCTGGGGCTATATCGTCGAACACCGCATTGGGTTCGGGTGCTTTGAATTCAAACACCACAGGCAACAACAACACAGCCAGCGGGTATCAAGCACTCCGCAACAACACCACGGGCAGCGCAAACACAGCCACCGGGCAGAACGCACTCCTCAGCAACACCACAGGCACTCAAAACACAGCCAGCGGGCAGGGCGCACTCCGCGAAAACACCACGGGCAGCGGAAACACAGCAATCAATCCGTTTAATCCAGCGGGTTCCTACGCCCCTGTCTTTGATCCAACTACCGAAAACAATCGCTTTTGCATGGGGTCAACTGGAGTTACCAACGCCTACATTCAAGTGGCTTGGACTGTTGTATCAGACGCTCGTGACAAGACCAACTTTGCACCTGTACCGCACGGCCTTGAGTTTGTCAAAGCGTTGCAACCTACAGCGTATCAATTCCGCACCGCACGGGACTCGGAAGAAACCAACGGCGGGGTGCGTTACGGCTTTAAAGCCCAAGACGTGCTAGAGCTAGAAGGTGCTAACCCTGTCATTGTGGATAACGAAGATGCAGACAAACTGCGGATGATTGACACCGCTTTAATCCCAGTGCTTGTCAAAGCCATTCAAGAGCAACAAGCCCTGATCGAATCACTCACAACCCGCCTAACGGCACTTGAAAGTAACCCATGATTATTGAAACTACCCCTGAGCAAATCGATGAGCACTACGTTATCGAAACTACACCTGAGCAAATCGCAAAGCACTACTCTTCCGCTATGGACAGTGTGAACCTGATTAACGCGCTAAAAGCAAAGCCTGCTTTGAATTCCGAAGAGGCAGACACATTGGCACGCAACCAAGAGCATTTGGTATTGATGCTAGCTAAGGATTATTGGACAACGGAAGACCTGACACCCTTGCAAAGCGCCGTTGAAGCGCCTGAACAGGCGTAACCAATATGAACATGCTAATCCAGCGGCTCAAGTCCAAGACTTATTGGGTGGCGCTCATCGGCGCTCTGCTGACGGTGGTTGAAGTTAACTCAGGTTTCTTGAGTACGCTCCTGCCTGTGCAGTATCGCCAGTACACCATCATGCTTTGGCCGGTAATTATGCTGGCGCTGCGTGAGGTGACAACAGTTGCGCTGGCGGACAAGACGGCTTAATCAATACGACGTTAGTCACATTTAAAGCGAGCCTGTATGTTTCCACTTACTGCACTTCTTGGTATCGGCAACAAGCTGACAACGTAGCTACAAATGATCGACCCCTTCACAGCCCTTGCTGCGGTATCTACTGCGGTCAAGCTAGTCAAAAAAACCATCTCGGTGGTGCAAGACGTTGAGAGCTTGGGGCCGGTGCTGGGTAAATACTTCTCGGCAAAGGCCGACGCCATTGCGGTGGTGAAGAAGGGTGGTTTTTCTGGCTCTGCCAAAGGTCAAGCCATTGAGCTTGAGATGGCGATTGAGCAGGCCAAAGTGTTTGAAGAAGAAGTAAAAATGCTTTTCTTCCAGTCAAACAAAATGGACGTGTGGAAAAATATTATTGCCAGAACAGCCCAGATTGAGCGTGACCACGCCATTGCTGAAGGCAAGCGCAAAGCGGTCGAGCTAAGGCGTAAACAAGAAATTGACGAGATCACCAACATCGGCTTGATCTTGCTTGTGTTTGTTGCTTTGCTTGGTGGGGTTGGCTGGCTTGTGTACGAAGCTCTCCAGCAGTGCGGCGGTAAATGTTAAAAAGGGTTGACCATGTTTCCACTAGCAGAACTCCTCGGTATCGGCAGCAAGCTGATTGAAAAACTTATCCCCGACCCACAAGCCAAGGCGGTTGCGCAGTTGGAGCTGGCCAAGATGGCGCAGGACGGCGAGCTGGCAAAAATGGCTAACGAGACTGACCTCTACAAGACGGAGCAGGGCAACCTTACCAGCCGCATGGAGGCCGACATGAATAGCGACTCGTGGTTGTCCAAGAACATCCGGCCCATGACGCTGATTGCCATTTTTATCGGTTACTTTGTGTTCGCCATGATGTCGGCTTACGGCTACGATGCCAAAGAAGCCTACGTTACGCTGCTGGGCCAGTGGGGTATGCTGGTCATGTCGTTTTATTTTGGCGGCAGAACCCTAGAAAAAATCATGGACATGAAGGCTAAAAAATGAGAATTAACTTTGACGCGGCGCTTGAGTCTGTACTTCAGCATGAAGGTGGTTTTGTCAATCACCCAAAAGACCCGGGCGGCATGACGAACCTCGGAGTTACAAAACGTGTCTGGGAAAACTGGATTAGACGCGAAGTTGATGAAGACGAAATGCGGGCGCTTACGCCGGAGCTGATCGGACCAATGTACAAGCAGATGTACTGGGACAAGATTAAAGGCGACGACTTGCCCGCAGGACTTGATTACGTGGTCTTTGACGCTGCGGTTAACTCAGGCCCAAGCCGTGCAGCGAAGTGGCTGCAAAGCGCTGCCGGATCAGTGCCAGATGGTATAGTCGGCCCTGCTACGCTTCGCGCTGTTGTGGGTCACAGCGTCGTTGATCTTGTTGCTACATATCAAGCCACCCGGATGGCGTTCCTCAAAAACCTAGCTACTTGGGACACCTTCGGCAAGGGTTGGGATCGCCGCGTTGCGGAGGTAACGGCGCAATCCGCCAAAATGACCGCGTAAGGATTCGCCATGCCACTAAAGAAGCTGCAATTAAAGTCAGGATTAAATCGAGAAAACACAAAATATACCAATGAAGGAGGCTGGTATGAGTGCGACAAAATTCGTTTTCGGCAAGGTAATCCAGAAAAAATTGGCGGTTGGAGAAGAATTTCAAGCAGCATATTTCTTGGTATTTGCCGTTCGCTCTGGAATTGGATAACACTAGACTCCATCAATATTGTTGGTGTTGGCACAAGTGAAAAGTTTTATCTTGAAGTTGGTGGCGTTTACAACGACATTACACCAATTCGTTCTCAGGTCACGCTAACCAATCCGTTTGAAACATTTTCCGGATCTAATGAGGTGGTTGTAACAGATACTTCTGGCGGCTACATAACTGGCGACTTTGTTCAATTTTTTGGGGCAACCGCAGTCGGCGGACTGACAATCTCCGGTAGCTTTAAAATTGAAGTTATCTCAAGCTCCACCTACAAGATTTTTACCGAAACAAGCGCAACATCTGACGCTACCGGCGGCGGAACCGTGTATGCCGTATATCAAATTAATGTCGGCCCAGAATCTGCTGCACCCTTAAACGGATGGGGCGCTGGATCTTGGGGTGCTGGCTTGTGGGGATTTGGGCAGACTTCGCTGGAGTCTTTGAGGATTTGGAGCCAAAGTAACTTTGGCGAAGATTTAATTTTTGGACACAGATACGGAGAAATTTTTTACTGGGATGCTTCATCTGGGTTTGGATCTATTTCGTTTACTGCGACCGTTGCAAGCCCTACCGTCATTACTTTTGGTGCGGGCTACTATGAAGGTGCGCCGATACGTTTTTTTCCGGATACGGATGGAGTACTACCATCTGGAATTGAACCCGGAAAACTGTACTACACAAGAAACGTTTCAGGCTCTACGTTTAACATTTCAGCAACGCCATCTGGTGCGTTAATTAATACATCAGATGCAGGATCTGGACTAATGTTTGTAGCAGGTAATGCCAATCTGCTCAGCGACTATCCGGGCGCATTAGATGTTCCCAATCTACAAAATCAAATTTTTGTATCTGATATAAGCCGATTCGTCTTCGCAATGGGTGCCACTGAATTTGGTGGATTAATTTTTGATCCAATGTTGATCCGCTGGTCAGATCAGGAAAATCCATTTAACTGGACTCCGGCGTCTACAAATCAAGCTGGATTTTTACGCCTATCCAGAGGTTCGGAGATTGTTACTTCCATACAGTCTCGTCAAGAGGTTCTAGTTTGGACGGATGCCGCGCTGTATTCTTTGCAGTACGTGGGTGCGCCAATTGTTTGGTCGGCGCAGATTGTGGGTGAAAACATTTCTATCGTTTCACAAAACTCAGTTGCTTATGCAAACGGAGTTGCCTACTGGATGGGCAAAGACAAATTTTATAAATACGACGGTAGAAGTCAAACCCTTCCAAGTGATTTGCGCCGATATGTTTTTCAAGACATAAACACAGATCAGTACACGCAAATTTTTTCAGGGACAAGTGAGGGGTTTAATGAAGTTTGGTGGTTCTACTGCTCAAAAGACTCTATTGTGATTGATCGTTACGTAATTTATAACTACGTAGAAAATGTTTGGTACTACGGAAATTTGGGCAGGACGGCGTGGCTAGACTCCGGCCTAGGAAACTTCCCAATTGCCGCCACCTACAGCAGAAACATTGTTGGACACGAGGACGGCGTAGATAATAACGAAAATGGCGAACCTTTGCCAATATCTGCATTTATCACATCCGCTGAATTTGACCTAGATGACGGCCATAACTTTATGTTTGTGTGGCGCGTTCTTCCAGACATTACGTTTGCCAACTCAACCGCCGAATCCCCTTCCATAACGATGTATTTGCTGCCATTGAAAAATTCAGGCTCGGGTTACAGCGTCAATACAGCGGTCAATGCCGATCACTCAGTGGCAACAAACAGTTCAGCGGAAATTGCGCGAGTGGCAGTACTGCCAGTGGAGCAATTTACCGGCGAAATTTTTACCAGAGTAAGGGGGCGTCAAATGGCAATTAAGATTGAATCCACTGACTTAGGCGTGACGTGGCAGCTTGGATCGCCTAGAATCGATATGCGTCCTGACGGGAGGCGCTAGGCCGTGGCGTTTAACCCAATTGACCCACCAGCTCTTCCGTTTGCAACGGACGAGTATAGCCGTCCGTATCAGGATCAGCTTAACAATATCGGTCGAATTTTTTACAACCGACTTATTGCATTAGTTAATACCATAGCAATTTCTGTTACAACACTTCAAGGGCAAGTCACTCAGCAAGTGGCAGTATTGCCAGTGGCGTCTGCTGGGAACAAGGGCATTTTTGTATACCTTGACAATGGTGCGGGTGTTGCCGATGAGGTCTATGTTTGCACCAAGGATGCGGGTGGTAGCTTTTCTTGGAAGTTGGTTGCATGATGTCTAAAAATTATTGGTTTGACGGGTGCCCGGTGCGGACACACTTTTGTGACGCCATGAGCGTGCTGTTTCCTCCGTGGGAGTTGGCGTTTGCAAAAATCGTAGCGGCCTATAAGGAAGATATTCACGATCCGGCGTTGTTGAGCCGAATGGATGAGTTCATTGCGCAGGAAACCGCTCACGGTAAAGCCCACCACTCGCACAATGCCCGCGTAGGTATAACAGACCTAGAAGACAAAGAGTTTGAAAAAATTAAGCTGGTGCTACGCCGCCCCAAGATGCGGATCTGGCTGGCGTCCATGGTTTCTATTGAACACATTGCGTCGGGTCTTTCCCGTCACTTACTTTCAGTGTACGGAGACCATACCGGACGCGAATTTGCCATGTATCGCTGGCACGCGGTCGAAGAATTGCAACATAAAAGCCTTGCGCTTGATTTATGGGACGCTCTCGGCTACACCAGGAAGGATTTGAAACGACTTGCGAGAGGCAATCTATTGTACGTCCTGCGTTTTCTTATCGCGTACACCACTGATAAACTACGCCAAGATCGGATATTCCCAACACCTCGGGTATTAGGCGGTGTGATGTGGTGCTTGTGGAGGTCTTGCCGCGCAGTAGGGCTTTCTCGTCTACTTGCTAACCCTAAATTTCATCCGGACAATATTGATGATAGCGCCCTGATAGCAAGGTTTATATGAAATTGCAAAAGTACGCTGACAATAAAGAAAATCCGGCCATCAAGGGTAACTTGACTGCTGAGGAGATAGTGCGGACTTTTTGGGAACGGAACTACAAAAAAACGGATGTGTCTTTTGTTTCCGTGAAGCTAATGATTAAAAGTCATGTAGATTCGGGGGGTGATGTTTTTAGACTCCGCAATACGATTATCTTAATTACCCCCGATGATGACTATGAGGAAGTAGAGTTCCACACTTTTACCGCAGATCCTTCCGAGGTTTATCAATCTCTTATGCTAATGTTTTTTCTTGGACTAAATAAATCCAAAGGTACGCAAACTGCTTTTACGTATACAGAAGACAAACGCGCCTATCGCATGGTTTCCAAATTAGTTGGCAAAGACTATGTAGAGCTTGAAAAAACAGATAATCCAGATTTGGGAAAATACGTTCTTACATTAGATATAGGAAGCCTTGAACTTTACTTGCAACGGGAATCCGCCAATAAAGGGGAAAAATAATGGGATGGGTAAGAAAAGAAACAGGTATTGATGTAAATCCATTAAATTATTTAGACAACGTTGTTGATGCGGTAGCTGATGTTGCGGATTTTGTTATTGATGAAATTATTGAACCTGTAGTAAATACTATTACAGGAGTTATTGAGGCGGCCTTAGATGATCCAATAAAAACTTTAGCTCAAATTGCAGCGTATGCAACTGGCAACGTTTGGATGATTCCCTTAATTGAGGGGGCTGACGTTGCAATTGCAGGTGGAGACCTTGGAGATGTACTAAAGGCTACCGCCAAGGCTTACGTTGTACAGGAGGTTGGCTCCTACGCCGGTCAAGCTGCGGGTGCTTACGCTGCATCTTCTTTGCCAGCAGCTACATCTGCTGCTACAGCAAAACTTGTTGCAAACGCAGTGGCTGGAGCCACACAAGGGGCTACGGTTGCAATCGTAACTGGACAAGATCCTTTGAAGGCACTGATCTCTGGCGGCATTTCCGCCGGTACATCTGCCGCTCTAGGAAGCATTCCTGAATTTGCTGCATTTCAAAAATCCAATCCGACAGCAGCGGGAGCTATTGCCGGTTATGTTGGCGCGTCCCTTGGCGGTGGAGATGTTGCTGCGGCTACAGTGTATGGAGCTATTTCTGCATCCGGCATCGTCAAAGACATTATTGAAGGATCAAACGCTAAACTGACTCCCGCTCAAGAAGCGATTGTTACAGACGTTTTAATGGGTACTGCAACTGCCGCGCTTACTGGCGGGAACCCCACTAATGTCGTGCGAGCAGCCCTGCTTAAAGCTGGCTCTAAAGCTCTTGGAGACATGGTTAAAAACTTTGCATTTACGTCTTCCGCAGAGAAATCGGAAGATTCATCCAAAGCATATACAAACGCCGTAGATAAATTAAGCACCAATGAAGAGTCGCAAAAAAATATTGCAGATAGTTATAACACTGTTGCGGATGAATTTAATACAAAGGTCGTAGAGCAAAATAGGCTTAAATCAATTAGAGATGTAGCGGTTCAAAATTACGAATCTAATAAAAATCAAGCAAATTTAGATGCTGCTAATGCCGCAACCAAAACATACAATGATTTTGCTACAAATCTTATTAAAGAAAATTCTGAGACATATCAACCTCAGATGGATGAATATAAAAATCAATTAGGCGAACTGCAAGATGCGCATGAAACATTAATTGATGAGTACACCAGCGCCGCAGAAGAGTTTAAAGGCTCTGTTGACAATCTTTCTGGAAGCATTAAGCCGATAATTGACACAAGTAACCGCGCATTTGTTGAGGCTATGAATCCAGGATTCAAGGCAGATGAGTATGCAAAGATCAACAACCTGCCCGAAGGCTCTGATCCTTACGAACACTTTTTAAGCGTAGGGCAATTTGATGGCGCTTCAATAAGCTATGCGGCGGCTGACTCCAAACTTTCAACCCAAAGATCAGTAGCCGATCAAGAAGCATTTAAATCTACTCAAGCCAAAGCCGTTGCAACAGTTTACGATGAGTACATAAAAAACGGTTATTCTCAAAGCCAAATTGATTATTTAATGGATACAGGTCTTTCAACGGTTGACGTGAACAATGTATTAAGTAGTCAAAAAAGTAACGTAGATCAGTTGCGAGACTATGCCTCGTATGTAGCCGGTGAAAAAGGAACGGATAGCGCCGAATACAAAGAGGCGTACAAAGACGCCCTTAGCGCAATGGCGGACTACGGACGTTATGGCGTAGTAAAAGAAGAAGACGGCTTTGCCACAATTCAAAGTGGGAAGATTGACCCGGATACACTTTTTCCAGTTTATCGGCCTTGGGGGCCAGCTTATGATCCAGTAACAGGTGCTTTTAGGGTTTATTTAAGTGGTTACAATACAATTGATCCGGTAACAGGTCTTTTGATTCCAGGTGGCGGAGGTCAAGAGCGCATGAGCGAGCGTGATATTTCCGCTTTGTTCGCGCTAGGCCAATCTGCGAATCCTCCAACAACAGGTGGCGGATCAGTTTTTGGAGATGGAACGGGAGCTTCCTCCGGATTTTTTTCCGGCCTACAGCTTGTAGCCAAAGACTCCGGCTCCGGGGGTACCTTGTATGACGGCGGCAACGGGTTTGCTTTTCTGGTTTACTCCGATGGAACTGGTCGAGTAGTTAACAAAGAAACTAACGAAGTTATTTGGGTTGACCTACCAAAAACCCAAGTTATTTTAACGGAATCCTTAGAAAATCCACAAACAGATTCAAACTCAGTTAAGTCAAATTTAAATTCCAATCTTGAGGCTTCAATACAAATAGCTATTGCTGACGCCAAAGCAATGGGAATGCAGGGTGATGCAGCGCTTGAGTCTGCTATCGCCACGGTGGCCGCAGAAGCTGGGTCAACTAAAACCGAGCTTCTATCTCAAATTGGAAAAACTGAATCTCAGCTTCGCGAAGATTTTTCTGTTGAAATTAACTCAGTTAAATCCAATGTTGCAGATACAAAAGCGGCGATTGAAGCTGCAATAGCCGAAGCAAAAGAAGCTGGCTTACAGGGAGACTTCGCTCTTAAGGCTGCAATTGACGCTATAGCCGCAGAGCAGGGTGTTAGCTCAACCAGCTTGTTAAATAATCTAAGCACTACCGAAGCCGCACTAAAGGCTGAATTTGCTGCTGGCCTGTCTGGTGTATCGGAGGATGTAGCCAACACTCGCACAGCTTTAGAAAACGCAATTAAAGCTGCAAAAGAGATTGGCCTACAAGGGGACGCAGCTCTTAAAGCTGCAATTGATTCTGTAGCTGCCGATCAACAAACAAGTGCCGCTAATTTACTAACAAGTCTGGGAACTACCGAAGCCGCACTAAAGGCTGAATTTGCTGCTGGCCTGTCTGGTGTATCGGAGGATGTACAAGCAAAGTACGATGCTTTGACTGCGGAACAAAAAGCACTAGCAGAGCAGCTTCGGCAACAGGGCGTTGATTTTGGATCTGCCATTGAGCAAGCACAAGCTCAAACTCAGCAGCAAATTGAAGGGTTATCCGCAGATGTGCAAGCTCAGTACGACGCGCTGACAACGGAGCAGAAAGCGCTGGCCACGTCTTTGGCTCAACAAGGTGTTGATCTTAATGACGCCATTGCGCAAGCCCAAGCCCAAACACAAGAACAGATTGAAGGCGTGTCAGCGGACGTACAGGCAAAATACGACGCGCTTAATCAGGGACAAAAAGATTTAGCTGATGCGCTAACCCAGCAGGGAATCGACTTTAAATCAGCCATTGACCTTGCTCAAACACAGACTCAGCAGCAAATATCTGACTTTGGCGCGGAAGTAAACCAGCGCGTTGACCAGCTCATGCAGCAGGGCCAGACTTACCAGCAGGCAACCCAGCAAGCCATTGCCGAAGTTAATACTCAGAACCAGCAGCTTCAGGAAACTATTGGAACTAAGGGTCGAGGCGCAAATCAATCCGACATTGACTTGATGTTGGGAATGATTTCCGATCCATCAAAGACCAACCTAGCTTATGACGTTACTGGCGACCAGCAGATTACTTCGGATGATGTTGACTTTCTAAGGGGAGTTATTTCTGGCGGCCAAACATGGAGCCCACCAGCGTCCTCCGCGTGGTCTCCAACTGGCATGTTCCTTGGGCAAGAAGAGGCTGAGAATCGGGCCAATAAAAGTATCGCCCAGGAACGTGCGGCGGCGATAGCGCGGCAAAAAGAGTCCGATAGAAAGTTTCAACTTGGTCAAGTTAGAGGCCAAGCACAAGCTCAGGTACAAAGGATTTCAGACCAATTGCCAGCAGCTTATCAGGCGGCGCAAACGGAATACACTCCTATTTACGGCGGCGCAATGCAGGAGTTTGACTTTGGCAGTCCATTGGATGTAAATTTCTTTGGTACTCGCAAAGAGAAGCAAACTAACCAAAACAACCAACAACCGATTAAAATTGCCGCAGGTGGTTACATTGACGACCTACTGGCGGGGGACATGACAGTAGACGAACTATTGAAACTCTTACGCTAAAGGATTAAAAATGGCTGACGCATTCAATGACTACTATTCAATTTACGATGACATAGGCGGTCAAGAGTTAACTGACTATGATGACTCAAACCCATACGGCTACTACTTAGACCCATTTGACTACTATTCAATTTACGATGACATAGGCGGTCAAGCGTTTACTGACTACGAGACAAGTACGGGCGATGAAGAGTTCATGGACTTTATGACCAAAGCCTATCTTGCCGACCAAGAAAATCAGTCTAGTGGAGTTATGGATTTTATTAAAAGCGTAGGCCAGACACTTGGTGGCGGCGCAAAAGATTTTTTAAAGAAATATCTGTACAACCCAACTACTAAACAATTTAATGTAGCGGGGCTTGGCACTGCCGGCGCGGCTCTTTACTCTTTAATGGCTGACAACAATGGTGGTGCGCAGGGTGGATATAACAAGCCGGTGCCAAAGATGGAAGCAGTTCGCCAACAAGTTCAATACAACGATGAAAACAGGGTTCCCGGATCGGCTGGTCGCCAGTACTTCACTGATACGCAGTACGTCCCGAGAGGCGATGCAGCCGCAAAAGAGGCCGCAGTAGCCTCTGCACAAGAGCAGGCTTCTGGACTTCGCGCACTACAGCCTGACGCGGCCCCGCAGGTCAACCCATACGCCGGGAAAATGCCGCTGTCTTATGCTAATCCAGCACCAAAACCGCAAGAGGAAGTACAAATGGCACAAGGTGGTATTGCACGTTTAGCAGAAGGTGGTCGCTACTTGGCGGGCGCTACCGATGGCATGGCAGATGAAATTCCCTCCAACATTGACGGAGAACAACCTGCGGCACTGAGCCATGGGGAGTTTGTTATTCCTGCCGATGTAGTGTCGCATCTTGGCAACGGCAACTCCGAAGCTGGTGCTGAAAAACTCTACGAAATGATGTCTCGCATTCGTAAAGCACGAACCGGAACAGAAGAGCAGGGCAAAGAGATTGAACCAAATCAGTTTATGCCCGGCGGAATTGTTGGCCTGGCAAATGGCGGGGCAGTTCAAAACTTTGCAAATGGAGGGGATGTTGCCGCTACAACTACCACCACTCAAGCAACTTCCGGTGGAATTCCGCAAGATATATCCAAGGCATCAACCCTTTCGCCTTGGATTGGTGACTACGTAACTGGAGCGCTTGGGCAAGCTGGCGCACTGGCCAATCAACCCTACCAAGCCTACGGGGGTCAACTAACAGCCGGCCCGTCTGATTTGCAAAACCAAGCATTTGCTGGAGCGGGTGAAGTTGCTCAAGCTGGATATGGCCCTAGTACTTATTCGTCCGACACATTTGACGCCTCGGCGGCTCAGAAGTACATGAATCCATACCTTCAGGCTTCACTGAACCCACAAATTGAAGAGGCGCGGCGTCAGTCTGAAATTTCCAACTTGGCCAATAGAACTGCCGCCACAAAATCAGGTGCGTTTGGCGGTGGTCGCAGCGCTTTAATGGAGTCTGAGAACCAGCGCAACTTGTTGAGCAATCTAGCTGGGATTACCGGCAGGGGCTACGATACAGCTTATGGGCAAGCCATGGGGCAATTCAACACTGAGCAAGACCGTAGTCTTGGTGCCGAAAAAGCAAGCGAAGCATCGCGTCAATTTGGCGCTAACTTTGGCTTGCAATCTCTGGATAAACTATCCGGTCTTGGTGAGGCTCAGCGAAATATTAAGCAACAAGGCTTGGCCGCAGACAAGGCGCAGTTTGAAGAGCAGCGCGACTACGCATACAAAATGCCGCAGTACCAACTTAACCTTCTTCAGGGCTTGCCAATTGGCGCCAATACTACAGCTGTAAATCAAGACGCAATGTCTAAATTACAAGGTAACGTTGCAGGTCTTGGAGCGTTGTACGAATCACTTTCAAAACTTGGTGTGACCACTCCATCATCATAATAAGGCCGAAAATGAATCTCGTACAAATTAATGAGCGTTTAAAAGAAATGCCAGTGCAGGCGCTGCAACAGTACGCCAATGGCTCAAATCCTGAAGTGCCGCCATATCTTGCGCTAGGAGAAATTCAGCGCCGGGAAAAGCTCAAGCAGCAAATGGCTACAGGCCAAGGCGCTGCACAGGGACAGCCTAGTATCAAAGAACAGATTGAGCAAAAAGCGGGTCTACTTGCGTTGCAACAGGCAAAAGTTCAACAGCAACAGCCTCAGCCCCAGCCCGGTGGCCCTGTTCCTATGGGGACTCCCGGCCCGGAAATGCAGGGGCAGCAGCAGGAAATGGCTATGGCCTCTGGTGGAGTGGCTCGCCTACCTGTTCGTAGCAACATGTACAAGTTTGCCAATGGCGGAATCATTGCTTTTCAAGAAGGCGGTAGCAGCTTGAACGAAAGAGCTGGCCAGCAAATGATGGACAAGGGAAGCATCTACGACAAGAACTTTGGAAAATCAAAAGAGGAACGAGATCTTCTGCAAAAAGAAGAAATGCTTGGCACTGTTCAAGAAAGACTGGCTAAGCTAGAGGCCAATAAAGAGCAGTTGGTTGGCCAATTTGGACAAAAAATGTACGACCAAGCGCTAGACAAAGCGCGTCGTGAGATTACCAGCATTGAGTCTCCGCCTATGCCCAAAGTTGCTGAGCCTGCAACTGCCATGACGCCACCTACACCGATACCCGATAACTTTCGCAGAGCACCGTTTCAAGATCCTCGGATCGGCTCGGGCACTGGTATTGCGTCCGGTATACCTGCGCAAAGTGGTGCAGCAGGCTCAATGACGCCAGCAAATCCTATGGCTCCTACCGCTGGCGCACCACAAGCAAACCCGGCGCTGGCCGGTTTGCCGGGTGTAATGCCGGGGCAGAGCAAGTACTTTGCCCAAGCTGATACTGATTTGGCAAAACCTATTGCAGCGCCAACGCCAGAAGGCATCATTGCTCAGCAAAAAGCTCTTTCTCCTGAGTCTATGCAAGAAGACTTTATGAAAAAACGCTCACAGGAGCAGCGTGATCGTATTTCTGGAGAACGAGAATCATTTGAAAAAAGTAAGCCCACAGGTCTTCAGGACTTGATTCGCGTGCTTGGCCAGTCAAGCCAATATAAAGGTTTGTCTGGACTAGCCCCTGCTTACACTGCTAACCAGCAACAAAAACGCGCTGAAGAGCTGTCAATGGAGTCTCGCATGAACAAGATGCAGACAGAGGCTGACGCGCGAGAATACGAAGGCGGAAAAGAACTGTTTGGCGCTCGCTCTAAATCTATGGATCAGGCCAACGCCGCTTATCAAAATAAGTTGGCAACCAAAACCAAAACTTTGGCCGACTTGGCTGGCGTGGATCAGCGCCGCATGGATGAGGCTGCAAATCGTTTGTCCAACATTGAACTGGAAAAACTGCGCATTACGGCCCGCGCCGCAGAAGCCGCCAAGCCCGGCGAAGCTGAGCGCATTGAGGCTAAGTTCATGGCTCTTAAGGCTGAAGGTAAGGATAAGGAAGCTGAAGAGTACTTGGCACGTATGGCGTCCATTAAAGGGCAGACCAGGCCAGACAGAAACCCAACGCCCGACGAAAGGCTACGTGCCGCTAAAGCTGTTATAGAAAATTATGAGAGTACAGATGACCAGAAAAAAGTAGCTAGAGAACAAATTGCAAGTATTATGCTGGGTCAAGAGGGCGGCCCGAGCAAGATGCTATCCAAAGCAGATATTTCCGCCACCGCTAAGGCTAGTGGCAAAACGGAGCAGCAAGTTATTGAAGCGGCAAAAGCTCGCGGCTACACAATTCAGTAAGGAGCTTTTATGGCAGGGCGTGATTTTAGTTCGGAGCTTTTTGGCTCCGAGGCTGGCTATGGCCGAAACCTTAGCGCTGAATTATTTGGCTCACCTCCCGAGGACAAAGGCTTTTTCTCTAACATTGGGAATTTGTTGGTTGAGGGTGGTCAACGTGCAATTGGTGCCGCACAAATTGCACCGTCCGTGGTGTCTGGCAATGTTGGAGAAGATCAGGCGAAACTTCTGTCTGAAGAAATCTCTCGCAAACCAAGCGTGCAGCCTAAAGAATTACTAGAAGTGCAGTCAGCTTTTAAAGATGAAGCTGCCGCCTTTGACAAGGCCGAGGGATTCCGCGAGAGCATAGGCCCGTTTGGTGACTTCTTATTGGAATTTGGCAAGCAGGCAATTACCAACCCAAAGGGTGCCGTCTACCTAACCGCTCAAAGTGCTGCCAATATGGCTCCGCAGATTGCCGGTATGCTGGCTGGCGGAAAAGGCGGAGCTGCACTTGGGGCTTTATCGGCCAACCCAGCCGGAATTGCAATAGGTGCTGGTGTTGGCGCAATTACTGGTGGTTTTGCTGCTAGCGCTCCGTTGGAAATTGGCTCAGAGTTTATTGGCAGGATTGGCGAAGAGCTTAGCAATCGAGGCATGGAGCCTACTACCGAGAACATCACGGCGCTTCTAAAAGATACGAAGACGGTTGAAAAAGCCGTGAGCGATGCCAGAACCAAAGGCGTGACGACTGCCGCTGTAGACTCGCTAATGACTGTTGGTGCCGGTAAGTTTGCCAGTGGCGCAAGGAAATCTGCCATTGATGCAGCTCGCAAAGAACTTGGTGTGGCTGCTCAAGCGGCTCAAATTGCTAAACGTGCCGATGATATTTTTAAAGCCCGTACACTGACTCAGAAGGTCGGTCGCGGCGCTGGCGCTGTTGGCATTGACGTGGCTGGTGGCGGCATCTCAGAGGCTGCTGGACAGGGCGTAGCTTACGGAAAAGTTGACCTGCAAGACGTGGGTATGGAAATGCTGGGCGAGCTAGGTGGCGCTGCAATTGAAGTGCCTGCTGCCGCCAAGTCTTTAGCTATGCGGCCTAAAACTGCCGCTCCAGAAATAGTTGCCCCTCCCGACACAATTACACCGCCAGAGACTGTTACGCCTCCAGCAACCACTGAAGTGGCAGAACTGCCAGTGACTGAGAAACAACCAGTGGCAATATTGCCACCCTCTAGTGTTTTTACGGAGCAGGATATTCTTGGAACGGAGGTTTCAATTCCCGGCGGAAACCTGCCTGCCGTACGAAGGAATGTATTAGGGAAAACCCGAGACGAGCTTGAGGCATTTGTCAATGAAAACCCAGAGGTATTGGAAAATGAGAGCCCAACATCAAGAGTTATCCAGTCCCTACTCCAACAAACTGGCGGACAAAGAGATCAGCCTAGCGTGGAGCTACCTGTTCCACCTACAGAGCCAACCGTACAGCCCGACACCCAAGGAATTGTCACACCTGAACCAACAGGAATGGGAGCTCCTAGCACTTTCGCTGGAGAGACAACTCCTACTACGCCAATTGCAATCCCTCCAGTAACTATTCAACCAACCCCAGAGCAACCAAATGGCCTTACGTCCCCAGAAACCATCGAAACAGAAACGCAACGACCGGAAGAAACAGGAGAAATAATTCTTCAAAACCGTGATCGCTCATCTCAGGCGAGTATTGAGCAGATGCAGGTAATCTCTGCCAAACCAGACTACGGACGCATGAGTTTTTCTCGTGACTTTGCTAACGGTGCTCCAGCGGTATTTGGTGGGACTATTGATCCTAGCCAGCTTGGCGCCAAGGACGTGGCAATTGCGCCGGATGGTCGCCGGATTCCCGTGCGATACGCGGTTATGGAAGTTGACGATGTATTGGCGTCTAACGATGCTAATGGCCTGACCAACGTTGACTATGCCAATGCAACCGATAGAACTCGCGTAATTGCGGGCAATGGCCGGATTGCAGGCTTGCAGTTGGGCTACCAAAGAAAAACCACTGACAACTACGTAAAAGAGTTGAAATCTGACCTGAGATTGCATGGCGTAGATTTGGCAGCGATTGACCGAATGAAGCAGCCGGTCTTAGTGCGCATCATGCCTAATCAGTTTGTCACTCAAAATATTGGCGACGTATCCAATACTCCAACTGGACTACGGCTATCGGCAATTGAAAACGCAAAGAACGATTTACGCCGTGTCGATCTGAATGCTTTGCAGTTTAATGATGACGGTTCTATTTCAGAAAACACGATTCGAGGCTTTATCCAGGCCATGCCGCAAACAGAACGCGGAGAATTTATTGGAACCAAAGGCAAGCCCACCACTCAAGCCTACGACCGGCTTAATGGCGCAATCTTTGCAAAGGCATACAACAATGACCAGTTGATTGAACTTTACACCCAGACGCAAGATCCTGAAGCCCGAAATATTTTGTCGGCGCTGGCCCGTGTTGCGCCAAAAATGGCTCGTCTGGATGGCGCTGGTAACTTGGATATTCGCAACATAGTTACCGAGGCTGCTGAGATTGCTGTTAATGCAAGGCGTCAAGGACTGCCATTATCCCGAGCGGCTCAGCAGATTGACGTTGTAGCCGACCCAGACGTGTATGCCGTGCTTGAAATGTTCTCTAACAACTCTCGCTCGCCCAAGGCTACCGCTGAAGCTCTGTCTAACTTGGCAGATAATGCCTTCGAGGCGTACAACGCTCCGTCCGAGGACTTTTTTGGTGAAGTGCCAAGAATTAGTCGCGAAGAGTTAATGAAAAACTTTAGGATTAAAAATGAAAAAACAGACGACAAGCCCATGGAAGACGCAACAGGGCGCGGAGCTCCTAAAGAAGATGATGTACAACCAACTCCTGAGCCCGCAAGACAAGAGCCTCCTGCAACAAATGAAACAAAAGCAGAAGTAACTCCACCGCCGGGAGAGTCTGTTGAGGTGCAGCGTGCAGCAGTGCAACGCTTTGAGATGGCATTGCAGCAGACAATTCCGCCAACAAGAGTTAATGCAACCGGACGTAGAACGGTATTAAAACCAAAGCCACTTTCCGCGCCGCAGGTTAAACTTTTATCTGATTTGGCGACGCGAGCACTTCGTCTTGGAATTCCATCATCCCTGCTTGATCGGATTACCGCCGGGGGTAGTACCGGCCTGAACGCTGTGGCGGCGATGTTTCCAACAAGAGGATGGCTGGCCTTGGGCTCCCAATGGAGTAGTCGGTCAAATGATGAAAAGTTTTTTTACTTGATTCATGAACTGGCGCACTTGGCCGAGCAAGATGGCTACGACGCTTTTGTCTTTTCTAAAGATCCTTCGTGGGCAAAAGCGCATAAGGAGTTGGAAGCGTGGTACAAGAACGAGCCGCTTAAAAATATTTTGGCGTACCCGTTTAATGCTCAATTTGAAAAATCCGTGCCCAATAAGAAGGCCGAAAGTTTTGCTCAGTCGTTTGCCATTTACATTACAAACCCTGTTGTGCTTCAGGAAAAAGCGCCAGCGGCTTATTCCATTATTGCCAACGCACTTGAAAGATTAAAAAATGAATCTCAAGCAACAACAAGCGCAAGCCCTGCAAAGAGAGAAATTACTAAAAACAATGTTCTCCAAAAACGAGTTGGATCGGATGAGGACGTTCAATCCCAAGCAGGCAGAGTCGTTCCTAGTGTCGGCACAACTCAGAGAGGCGACACTGGAGCCGATAACAGCGGTAACTTTGACCCCAAGGAACGGCGCATTAATCTTGCCGAAGCTCCCGGCGTAACCACTGAGGCCGAGACTGTCGAGCAAAAAGCCCGTAGAGAAAACATCTTTGGGGATGGCGTCATTACTACGTGGACGATGCCTACCGATACCAAGATCATGGGCTTGCTCAAAGACGACGTTATTTACAGTCTCCAAAACAAGCAAATTGACTTGAAGCGAGTAGTAGATTCCATCAAATCCACGAGCAAAAACATTGGTGCAAAATGGGACGCTTACCTACAGGAGACGCTGTATCACGGGCGTACCGCTACACGCACCAAAGCCTACTTGGAAGACGAGCTCAAAAAGCAAGTAGAGGCAATCCAGAAGTTCGGTCTGACCAAAGAAGATGTGGGCGAGTACTTGCACAACCGCCATGCGCCAGAAGCCAACGCACACATTGCTGAGCGTAACGAGCGTTATCCAGACGGCGGCTCGGGAATTAAAACTGCCGACGCACTGAAGTACATGGAGGATCTGAGCCCCCAAAAACGGAAACAATTTGAGCAAGTTGCCGCCTTGATTGACGACGGCACGCGCAAAATGCAAGACGAGTTGGTAGAGTACGGCCTAGAGAGCCCAGAAACTATTGCCACCTGGCGCGATATGTTCAGCTTTTACATTCCATTGAACCGCGTAGATGCGGACTTTGATACCAGCAAGGCCATGTCTCAGGGCGCAGGCTACAGCACCAGCGGCGCTTCTGCCAAATCTCGTACAGGCTCGACAAAGGATGTGAACGTTAACGAAATTTTGGCCAACCTAGCCATTCAACGGGAGCGTGCAATTGTTCGTGCGGAGAAAAACCGGGTGGCACAGGCTTTGTACGGCCTTGCTTTGCAGAATCCTAATCCAGATTTTTGGCTGGCTCTTGACCCATCAACCAATCCAGTTTGGCAGTCCTTGCGCATGGAGCGTCAGCTTCAAGACGACATTACATTAATGGAAACCATTATTGAAGAAGGTGACGTTGACCCGAGCAACATCAAAGATTACGAGCGTGAAATAACGCTGTACAAAAAGTTACTGAAAAAGGAAAAGTCTAAAGCGCTTGGTTCGCTGGACAAGGTTCGACAACAATTGACGGACTTGGGGCTTGACCCGGCCCTGGTGGAAAACATCATGATGCCGCCAATGAAAGCGCGGTACGACAAGGCTCGCAACAAGGTTGTGTACGAACCAAATTCGTCTTTTGCGAACCCCTTCGTTTTCTCCGCAAGAGTTAACGGCGAAGACAAGTTCCTGCTGTTCAACGCAAACGATGCTCGCGCCAAGAGAATGGTCGAATCCCTGAAGAACATGGATGCCGACCAGCTTGGTATTGCCATGAGCACTATGGCCAAGATTACTCGTTACTTCTCTGCAATTAACACTCAGTACAACCCGGTGTTTGGAGCCTACAACTTCTTGCGTGATGTGCAAGCTGGCTTGATTCAAATTAACGATACTGAAATTGCCGACCAGAAAAAGAAAGTAGTAGCCGGTACTCTTCCAGCTTTGCGAGCCATCTATCAGTCCACAAGAAAACTTCGTAAGGGCGAGAAACCCGAAACTGAGTGGTCTAAATTGTACGAAGAGTTCCAAAAAGAAGGTGGTCAAACTGGCTTCCGAGATGTGTTTAGTCAATCGAACGAGCGGGCTACGGCTATTCAGCGGATGATTGACCCGGCCAGTTGGTCTGAATCTCCTTTGGGTAATGTGTTCTCAGCCAATGGCACTTTGAAGGTTCCTTTGGAGCAGGCGCGTAAAACAGCAAAGCCTTTGTTTGATTGGCTGTCCGACTACAACGAGTCAATGGAAAACTCAATCCGTCTGTCGGCCTACAAAGCGGCTAAGGATAAGTTTATCGGCGAAGGTACGGATGCCGGATCAGCTAAGCAGCGTGCTGCCGCCATTGCCAAAGAATTAACCGTCAACTTTAACCGCAAAGGCCAAGTCGCTACACAGGCCGGTGCGCTGTACGCTTTCTTTAACGCATCGGTTCAGGGCACAACCCGGATGTTCCAGTTGCTTAAATCACCTGTTGGCAAAAAGATTGCTGCTGGCGCCTTTCTTTTAGGCTCCATGCAAGCTCTACTGCTGGCTGGTGCGGGGTTTGACGAAGAAGAGCCTCCAGAATTTATTAAGCAGCGGAACTACATAATTCCTATTGGCGACGGCAAATATCTTGCATTCCCAATGCCACTTGGCTTTAACGTGCTGCCAAATACAACTCGCATTATTACGGAGTGGGCGCTCAGTGGATTTAAAGATACGCCGCGTCGTGTCTTGGACATTACAGACGCCATGCTGGATATGTTTAACCCGGTTGGCAATGCTGGCTGGTCGTTTCAAACCTTTGCGCCGACTGTGTTCGATCCGATGGTTGCCTTGTTTGAAAACAAAGACTGGACTGGACAGGACATTTCCCGGAAAGACTTCAGTGACTTAGATCCAACGCCGGGGTACTCGCGGTCAAAAGATTCTTCTTCTTGGCTTGGTGAGCAGGTGGCCTACTTCCTTAACTTTGCCAGCGGTGGAACTGAGGATAAGAAGGGCGCTTTGAGTCCAACGGCAGACGATTTGGAATACTTGATTGGGCAAGCCACTGGCGGTATTGGCCGAGAGTTTCTTAAAGTAGCCAAGACCGCTAAATCACTTTCGACCGGCGAAGAGTTGCCCCCTTACAACGTCCCTTTGTTTGGCCGATTCTATGGCGACATAAAGGGCATGGCACCCACGGCCAATGCGTTCTATCGAAACCTAACGGAATTAAATGGCCATACCAGAGCAGTTGAAGGACTCAAAGAGCGGCGTGGTGATGTTCAGGGTTATATACGGGAAAACCCGGAGGCCAGACTATCTGCATCTGCCAACATTCAATACAGAGAAATTCAAAAGCTGCGAAAACAACGTCGCAATGCAATAGAGAAAGACAACAAAGAACTGGCCAAAAAAATTGAAGAGGCTATTAAAGTACGGATGATGCGCGTCAACGAGAGTTTTGACGAAGTATCGAAGTAAGGATTACTTGGGGTTCATAAGCTATTCAACCGTCTCAGCTAGATTATGTTTATCTCAACCATTTACAAGTCTTTCTATGGTGATGTTTAGGGCTTTAATTTCATCTAGTTTCTTAACTTTCCAAATTAACTTTTCACCATGTAAGCTACTATGACACGATCTGCATAGTGCAACAACGCAGTATTGAAGTTTTTGCTCAATGTGATGGGCATCCGACGGCCCAGACACATCACATACAGAGCAAGGCAGTCCCTTAACAGCGCCAATGTGATTGCGCTGCTTTGCCGTAAGGTTATTATTCATTTTTACTCCACATCGGTACGCTCATCCAGCATGGCGTCTGCCACGGCGTAGGACTGAGTAGCAATTTCCTTCGGTGCCGCCATAGAGCTTGCGCCGATGCAGGCAAATGCAGCAAAGAAGTCTCTCAAAGTAATTTGCTCTAAAGGTATGGGGTCTCGCTTCGCCTGTAGCAGTGCGATGCCTTGTCGTTTAGCCATTAGAGTTTTCCAATAATTTGTTCACAATGGTTGCCATTGATTCGTTCTTCCACATCAAGCTATTAAGCAGCGGCTGAAGTCTGACTTCTTCTTGCGCCGTGCGGATACCGGCTCTTACTCCTGCCTCATAGGGGTCCAGATTATCCAGAAACGCTGTCAGGGCCTCCCGAACTATTCCCGCTGCCTTGCGGTTTTGCGCTGCCATTTTCAGCTTCCTGTGCAGTTCTGGCGGCAGGTGAACCGTGTACGGTATTAGTTTTTCCACTGGTTAAACTCCTTAAGCAATATGCGAAGTCTAGCAATCGCCAAATCATTGTTTACAATTTCTGCACGAGACTTCACTCCGAGATGATCTCGCAACCAAGAAACCGCCTCGGCCTGGTCTGGGTCAAGCAGCTCTCCGTTATGGGACAACCAAGCAGAGAAAGCTGGATCACGCGACAAAATACCTGCCGCCCTGACCCAATCGGTAGAGTTGGCCTGCTCGCGGTTCATCGGCTTTTCCTCTCCATCCAACCGAACCATAACGACCTGATAGCGAGCGCCAACAAAGTCGCGCATAAGATCGGACGGCAGCTCGTCTGGGTGGATACGAAGAGTCAGGACCATTCCGTCCTTATCCTGCTTCATAGCAATTTTCAGTGCCTCAAAGTTTGGATAGGGATTCATCACACAAACCCATGCAGATCAGGAGCCTTCCAGCCGGTTGGTTTGCCTATCTTCCCGCCTTCAAGCAGAACTGGCTTTCCGTCAACTAGCTTGGCCTCATTGCTGGCTAGAACCAATTGGTCTGCACCGTTCTTGTTAAAGCCTGCCATAAAGGCAACGCCGTTACCCGTCACATCGGTATCGCACAGTGCGTCTAACGCCTCCGCGCGAAAGTGAACTGGAATGTAAACCTGCTGCTCCTTACGTTTGAGCTTGGTGGCAAACCACTCCAAGTCCAAACGGGTACGGTCTAGCAGTTTGGCGTAACCTTCGCTGTCAGTGCGTAGCGTCTTGATAAACTCACAAAACTCTTCAATGTGACAGCCAATTTGCACGGATAGATTCTCCGGTGTTGGCTCTTTGCCGCAGGCCGAAAGCCAGTCAGCGGTTCGTTCGTAGTTGTTCATTGTGTAGTTTTCTGTAAAAGGTGGGGTACTCGCTGCGTCTGTATTGCATTGCTGGAAAGCCCACAACGCACAGCATCGGCTTTCCCCCGTAAACTAAAAAGGCAAATCTGTGTCGTCTTCTGGCACGGGTTTTGGGGCTGGCTTAGATTCAGCCTGTTCTTTGCCGCCTTGGAGTGCAATTTCGTTGACGCGAATTTCCATTGAAGTTTTCTCAATGCCATTCTTATCGGTGTACTGGCGCTGGCTTACTTTTCCAACGGCTGTAACCTTGCTACCTTTCTGAACGTAAGGAGCCAAAGACTCAGCGCGTTTACCAAAAAGACTGCAATTCCACCAAATAGTTGGTTTGTCTCGGCCCTCTGAGTCGGCTATTGAGAAGTTCAAAATAGCATCGCCACTGTTGAGTTGCTTGAGTTCTGAGTTGCCAACAATTCCAGCTACGGTTATTGAATTCATTTTATTGTTCCTTGAAAAATTCTTTGCGCTCTTTAAACAGAGCCATAAGTTGAGTGTACTCATCAGGGGAGTTAGCCTTCATACGGTCAAAGATGTTCCGGTTCACCTTAAAGATACTCATAACATCAACCTTACTTTGGCACTGTTCTAGCGCGAGCTTGCACGCCTCTGTCACGATGCTTGTCCACGCGGCCATGTCGGCGCTAGGATCTGCTTTTACGTTCAACTGCCACGGGCCTTCTCGGCCTTCAATTTGAGCTGGTGGTTTTGGAGTGGCAATATTGCCACTCGGCTCCTTCGCTTCTACTTTTGGCTTGTCTTTTACGGACAAATCCTCAAGCGGCAAATCCTCACCTGCGTACAGTTGGATGCCAAGACCATGACAGGCAATAGCTTTAACCAAGCAACGCATCATGTTCTTGTTAACTTCAAATGCGTTTGGGTTCTTAATGGCTTGATTGCGGTGATCCATGACGGGTAGGTGCATGGTTATAGGCTTACCGAACGCCGTGACGGTGCAAGAAACCATCATGGATTCGCCAAACATGGACGGGTCGTTGAATACCCAGTTAGCCGTTGAATCGCGGCGCATGAGTTGGTCTACGGCAAATGGCCAAGACAGGTATGACAAGTTTTGCTTTTTCTCGACGTACTTGCTAACGTCAATATTGGCTAACTCGGCGTAATGGTTTTCGCTCATTCTTCTGCTCCATGTTTAATCTCATCCTGAGTTGGCATCAAAGCCTCTTTGACTTTTTCGCCTCTACTGATCTCGTGAACGATGTCATCCTGAGATGCAACTCGAACTTGGAATGCCTCCCTAGCGACCAGAGCCACTGCCTGCTGCGGCGTGTTTGCTCGAACGAGATGGTTTTTAGAGCCGGGTGCTGACACGTAATAGATTCGGGACATTTTTACTCCTGGGGTTGGTTGATAAATTTTTGATACTGGGAACAGTATTTACTGACTTGGCAATAGTTGGCGCAACGAGTCCTTTCGCCCGGACGCTCAACAATTTGGTACTTCTTAAATTCCTTAATCTCAGCCAATGACGTTTCTGCCTCTTCCTTGGACGCGTGAACAGACTTGGCACGAACGCCGCCGTCTTTCATGATGGCGTAGCTCGTTTGCTTTTCCCACATATCCCGAGGCGTACATTCCGGCAGGTCGGCGTCTGTCTCCTGTGCAAACAATGCGTCTGCGTGCGCGGTAATGCGATCTTGAATGAACTTCAACCGGTTCTCTTGCGGCCAGAGCGGGATGTCAAGTGAAACGATAGGAGCCTTGGGGTAGCCTTCTTTGTAGGTGTCCCGTCCAACCCAATCGCGCACGATAGCCACGATCTGTAGCTTTGAAATTGGCGTCTTCTTTTGTTCCTCAACCAAGAAGGCGTAAATGTTAAGCTGCTCTTCCCAATCTGTAGAACCGGCCATAACTTTGTACGCCGATGTGGTCTTGTAGTCTGAAATCTCCATGCCATCTGGCGTGAGAACCTGCAAGTCAATGGCTCCGCTAATGTGCCATCCGTCTACAGTCGCGTGCAGCCTTTGCTCAATGATGTGGTTATCATCTTTGCCATGCTCAAGTACTTGGTGAATTGCTGTTCCAAACAAGCTCCAAACCATTTCGCTGGCGTCCTGCTCAAGATCATTCCAGTATCGGCGTTTAAGCTGCACAATCCTGGGACTGCCAAGCAGCTCAGTGACCGACATGTTGGCTCCTTCTTTTGTATAGGACGGGCGATTTACGGCATTTACAATTGTTTGCGGTAAGCCGTATATGTTTGTAATTTTCATCTTAGTGCTTGCTAGGTGTTATATTGAACATCATGTTAACAGGTAGGTTAATAAATCGTGATTAATTTTTCCTATTGAAAACAAGGAGTTGATAGTGAGAAGAGCTGCACGCAGAGACTCAAACGAGCAAGAAATAATTGAAGCACTTCGCTCCCGAGGGGTGTTTGTCAAGCAGATCAATGACGAGGGAGCCTTTGATTTGCTGTGCAATCACCTGGGTAAAACCATCTTGCTTGAAGTAAAGGACGGCAAGAAACCGCCGTCGGCGCGTCGTCTATCTCCTGCTGAACAGGGATTTCATGACGGCTGGCCGGGTGATAACTTGCACATCGTTGTCTCTGTAGATGACGCGCTCACGAAGTTTGACTGGTAGTCCTCATTGCTTTTTGCAGGGCTTGGCTTGACTTGAATAAACCTAGCTCTTGGTGCATGTCATTGAAGTCATGACCAACCGTAGGCGGCATCCACCAACGCTTGCCGGACTGCTCGGCAATCTTCTCGCCTGTTTTGGACTCGTCGTTATCCGAGATGATGAAGCAGTCGTTCAACTCCCTGCTAATGTGCAGTAGGTTGTGCGCAGAAAAGCAAACATGGATGGTGTAGCGCATCTTCAGCGCTTTCATTGCCGCTCTTACTGACAAAGCTGTGGCATAGCCTTCCGTGAGTATGTGTGGCCCCTTGTTATCAAAAACAAACTCAGCACCCTTACTTCGCTGACCGAACAGAAACTTCTTCTCACCGTCCTCGGATATGATTTGCGCCCCTACCAAGTTTCCATTCACGCGCATAGGGATAATGAGGTAGCCGTGACCCTCTTTGACGTAGACGTTACCCGGCTCGTCTTCAAATCCTTTGCGCTGCAAGTACGGGTGTGAGCCTCTCTGGCAGTTGTTGAGCAGGCCAGCCGCTTTACCTGCCGCTTTCCTCTGTAGGGCTAACCGCTTGTTGTCGGCGTCCTTGCTCATCTTCGCAATTCGCTCTGGGTTCATGCCTGCCGGGGCTTGTCCACTCCAGACAATTACCTCTTGGTCAATTGCCCAGTTGTATAGAAAAGCATGGTCAAGCATAAACTTCATTGAACCGTTGCGCTTGTGCGGCTTGTCCGTCGTAGGGTATCGACGCCAAGCGCCTGGTGTTGGCAGGGTATCAATGATGATTCCATGCGCTCTGGCAAAACTAATCAAGTCGGTCATGATGAAAGCCCTTGACGTTTACCCTTGAGATAGGCAATCAGTCTGGACTTCACAAACTTCTCAAAACCTATATCTGGTGATGATGCCGAGTCAACAAGACCTCTTGGAAAAACGCCAAACTTTTCTTTATAGGTGTGTGCCCCGCGCCCGGGACTCCAGCCCTCCATTTTTATTTTGTATTGGCACATAGACCAGAACGCCTGCTTCTCGTCCCTTTTGGCTGCACCGGAAAGCTCTTCCATGATTCCCGGCATCTCTGCCACCATGCTTCTGCGCTGGCGTGTATGGCCGCAGTTGGTGCAAGTGTCTGAGCCTATAGGCCACAAGGCGGAGCACTTCGGGCATTTGCACTGCTCCTTTTGCTCGTCTGTTTTCTCCTTACGAGTCTTGGTGTCGTTCTCGGAGTTAAGCTCCTTCGTTCCCTCTTCGTACACTTGTGCCCAGTCATCAGCAAAGCGTAACCAGTTACCTGAGTGATCTTGCAAAATGCAGAACTTTTTTCCGGGGTGAGGCCTGGCTCCACGTCCTACCATCTGAACGTGCATAGAGAATGCTTTTCTCAGCGGCCTAGCAATGATGACGTGCTCTACATCGGTCTGGTCAAAGCCGCGAGTCAGAATGTCAGAGCTAATGACAATCTTGATCTCTGTATCCGGCTGAGAGAAGTCTTTTAAGACCTCTTCCTTGAAATCATCCGTATCCTTATAGCTGATCTGTACCGCGTTGATTCCGTGTTCTTGGAAGCGCTGTACCAATTGCTCACCATGTGCCACGCCCGATGAAAAACAAATAGTCTTGCGCGGCCCGCCAAACACGTCTTGGCTGATTCGTATGTAGTCCGACACAACGTCGCCGACGATTTGAAGACCGCGCTTTTCAGTCTCGTCTTTCTGCCATTCACCAGCCACCACCTTGACGCCAGACATATCAATTTCCTTGGCCACAAACACCCGAAACGGAACCAAGAATCCTTCGTCTACCAATTGGCGCATGGTCACAACGTTGGTTACGTTTGTGAAGTACTTGCCCATCTCGGCGTGAAACGGAGTGGCAGTCATTCCAATAACGCGCAGATCCTTGTGGTTGCTTAGAAAGGTCTTGAGACTTTTACGCATGACGGCGTGTATCTCATCAACCAAGATTAAATCTACGTCTGGCCAACCCTTCATGCGCTCAAGCGTCTGGATAGATGCCACCTGTACATTGGCGTGCGGTCTATGCCGCCAGTGACCAGCCATGCAAATGCCGTGCTCGACGCCGCTCCCATCTAAATGACGGGAGAATTGGTCTACCAATACCCGCCTGTCGCAAACGAACATCACACGGGCACCCTTCTTGACGGCGCTCTCCAGCATGGTCATGGCGATAACTGATTTGCCAGCTCCCGTAGCTGCGGCCAACACAATGTGCGAGTGACCCCCACGGAACGCCTGCCTTAAACCCTCAATCGAGTCGATCTGGTACTGCCTTAGATGCAGCATATTTATTTCTCCTAGAACTACCGGGACATAGCCACCCGGCGTTGGCGTTTTTTATTTCTTAAGTTGGCGCTGGTAAATGCCGACTTGCTTTTTCAATTCAGAACACTCGCGCTGAAACTGATCCCTTGACAGTTTCACGGACTCTAATTGAGTGGTGAGGCTGCTTACTTGAACCCTTAAGTCGTCAATGGTTTCCGATGCAAGAGCTTTCTCTTCGTCGGTTCCATCCATGCCGCCAACAGCTACCAAGTCTTGCAGTCGCTCGTTTTCAGAAATCAACTCTTGCACCATCTCATCTGCTTGGGGTGGCAATATTGCCACTTCATCCTCCTTAAGCGGAGCCTCAACCAAGTTTTTGAGCTTGGTCGGTTTGTCCTTTGGAGGGGTGTCGGAATTCCGACTCTTTGTAACCTCCTGCACTAACGTATGGCTGACGCCGCACATTTTTGCAATCTGGCGACCAGATAACTCTCCCCACTTCGGATCGTCTAACGCTGTGTTGACTGCTTTACACTTGTCGGCACGGGTTCGTCTCAGGCCATGCTCTGAATTTGCGCTAAGGCTGTACTGGATGGCGTCACGTACCGCGCCAAAGTTCACGCGGGCTTCAATATATTCACGCTGCGACCTGCGAAATGCCAGAACCCGGTGGAAGCCATCTGCTAAAAAGTACTCCGTTCCATCAAGAAAAACCTCTATGGGAGGAAAGTCTCCGTCTTGCTCAAGATGCTCGTGGTATTCCTGAACCAATGCCTCGCTTAGGCTCTCGCGGCTTTGAGTGCCAGCGTCAATGCGTATCTTGCTAATTTCAATTGTGCTAATCATGCGTTGCCCCTAGACAAATTCCAGCCAAGCTGGAAGTAGCGCCACTTGGTTTGAATGTTGGCGTTCTTGTAATTGGCACCATTTCGCACCATCTCACCGCGTCCCTTGGAGGCCATGACAGCCTCAAAAGATTTCCGAATAATGTCCATTTGTATATCTCCAGCCAAAGTAAAAATTTATGTAGTCTTGCCGGTCTCAAGCCTGTCTGAGACGAGCTTAGCGTAGCCTGCGATGTCGGCCCATGAGTCGTGGTAGTTGGGGTCTCCGTTAATGATACGGCCTATCTTGTGCACGATCATCTCCAAGGCTTCCCACTGGTCATCTTGCAGTGTCTTGTTGCGCTTGGCCAGGTGATTAGCCATGCTGCGCTTTAGCTCTTGCGTAACTTCGGCATGGCCTACGAATGTACCGTAGCGGCTACCGCGTTCGGCCAAGATGTCGTCTGTGCTAGTTGCGTCTTTCATATAAATCCCCGTCCTTTGCTTTTGGTTTGAGACTTGCTATAAATAGAAAATGTTTTCGGCTTGAGTGAAATCATCTCAGCAGTTTTCTTGCTCATGCCGATAGTGCCGTAACCCGGTTGGCTTTCCCGGATGCGCTCAATAGCCTGAGTGGAGGCTACGCTACGCTTACGGGAAGTTGTTCCTGCATCTAAGGCGTTTGGCTTTTCGCCACGGCGTGCTGATTCCTCCGTCGAGAATCGCCTCCAGTCAAAAGCATTAGCGGGAGCGAATAAATCTTTCATAGCAAACCTTGTAAATTGTGGTCAAACATTGTCATTTTTCTTTGGTCGTCCAACTCTTTGTTTGGCCTCATCAACTCGAAAAACTTCTCTGTCCTTGGTTGTAAAACGGTGCAAGTTGGCGCACTCGTATCGCCTAAAAATACTGCCTGCTCTTTTGCGTGTATCAATCTGTTCAGTCCATGTGTTGCAGATGGGGCAGTTCATCGAAATCCTTCCGCCTTGGCGATTGCGTTGCGGCCTAGCTTAACGGCACGGGCAATTTCATCCGAGAGTTCGAGGTCGTAGCAGTGCTCCATCGTGGCGTACAGTGCCTCAAGCAGCTCGGGCGCGGCGGCGATCATGCGAGCGTTAGCGTGAGCACTCTTGAGCGTGGACCGCTTGTCACCCTTGACTCGGGCCAATGGTGCGTATCCATACGACTCACAACTCACAAGATACTCGCCGTGGTTTCCCACGTGGTGCCTCCATGGGCCTGGGGTGTGTCGCCCTGCATCGGGGTCGTTTGCGATTTGATCTATAGTCATTCTCTGATTCTCCTTGCTCGTTTGTTTCGCTTCACTTCCCGGATGTGGGCCATGCCCTTCTCCATCTGCGCTACCGTCACCACGTCAAGCTGTGCGTCACTCACCTCGACCATCTCCCGGATGGCAGACAGCTCTTCGGAGCGGCAGACCCACTTGTCCCGCCTAGCCACGGTAAGCAACGCGTCTTGCCCAGCACGTATCTCGGGCTCCCAGTCCTTGCCAAAGCCTTGGTGTGCCAGCGCCTCGCTTATGTTGCCCACCTCGATCAGCTTGTTCATGTCGCCTAAAGTAGCTCTGCCTTGCGCCAACGCCAGAAGCGCATCGTGGTTAATGATCCGCAGCTTGATCAGCTCACTACCGACGGCAGCCAGCGGTTTCATACTGGCCTTGACGTACGCCATGACATCGAGCACCACAGGCTTGGGTCGATACGCTTTTCTGCTCACTCTTGGTTCCTTGCTCTGATTGCTTTCGCGGCGCTGGCACAGCTAACGATTGAATTTGTGCCCGTAGCATCGTCTAGCAACTTCGCACACGCCTCACGCTCGTGGTCTTGACCCGCTTCAAAGGCGGCGTGTAGTCGGGCCAAGTCCTTTGAGGTTAGCGTGTCGAGGGCAAACCGGTGTATCCAGTCTGTGAATATCATGTGTTTTTTTCCTTGAGTTTGGCTTCTATATCACGCGCGTATCCGTATGGCAACACAAGGCTACCTTCGACGTTTTTACTGGTTTCTATCGCGTAGTTTATTTCTTTGTCCGTCAGCCCGACCCAAGGCTTCTGTTGTGGTGATTTGTAAAGAGGGATGCGCCCATCGCCGTCTGTCCCGTAAGCAGTCCACGGCTGGCGCTGCTGAAAAGCATCAAGCCCTTCGGGGTAGACCCAAGCTGTTGGCTTCTGCTCAGGCTTGTATATGTCAGCTTTAGGAATGTTTTGGGTCACGATTTTTTCTCCGTCAAACCATGTCTTTGTAATTTGCGTGGTCATGCTCACAGCTCCACGCGCTCGGCGAGGTCGTTTATCCTGTACGTCATGTCCTCGACCAGTACAGACATCACGTAGATCGAGCCTGCTAACTGGGATGTTCCCGCGCAGTCTTGCTGCACGCGCTCGGTTGTTGGCAGAGTCTCTCTAAGCACTGGGTGCAGACACTCCTCAAGGTGTTGTATGCGGTTAAGCAGCGAGTGCAGTCTGTCTTTGAGACGGCCCATCTCTGTGGGCACGGGCATTTCTTTCTGTGCTGTGGGTGAATCCGTATACGGTCCACTTGGCACTGCTCCGCGTATGCCGTTACCTGGCTGCACGATTTGGACGTTTTGTTTCATGCTTTCGTATTGCGCAGCCTGATGCTTAAGTTCTTGGTAGTTCATGTGTTTTTTTCCTTTAATTTAGTTTCAATCTGATCGAACAGTTTGCGTGTGTAGCCTTTGATTGGCGTGTCGCCCCAAGCCCCAATGATTCCTTTGATCTCATCATCCGTCAGCCCCTGCCATGCGGCTGGCTGCTCAAGCCGTGAGCGCAGTGCGGTGATGGCTTCATACACTCTTGGGTGGTGCTCACCTTTCGTTTCCAGCGCATCCAGCGCTTGCTGCATGATTTCTTTGTCAGTCATTTAGCCTCCCTAGCGGCAAGCATGGCGTCGGCCATGACATAAGACCGTGCAGCAAATTCTAAAACAGCGCCTTTGATGCTGGTGTCGGAAAGCAGCCCCTGCATTGCCTTGGCTGCAAAGTAATCTCGCAGCAGCATGCCGGGTGCGTATGGCGTTACGCCCGTGCCAGTTGGGAACGCTGGCCCGCCAGTATCTTTGTCAGTCATATAAACAGGCTCCATAAAAACATCCCCGACATGGCCATGAGCAACACCCAGAGAAACAAAAAGACCTTTATGGCCACAATCAAACGGCGGGCGATCTTTGAGCCTTCCTCGCGGTCGGCTTCAATCAGATCGGTCGGCACGCGTGGGTACGGTTTGACTTTGCGCAACACCACGGCATCATTAAACTCACAAGAAACCGTGCAGTCCTCGGGGTGCGGGCACGGTGTCAGCGCTGTTGTTCCGTCACAATACTTAGTCATGACGATGCCTCCCTTAGTACTTTTGCTGCCGCTGATAGCAATATTGCTTGCTCGTTGCCTGCCGCACGTAATATCTTGAGTTCGTCCTCGGGCAGCTCAAGCATGTATGCACAGTCGTCCCACGCTATAAGTGCTGCTATTGCGTCCCATACTGCGCCCCGTGCTGCGTCCCGTGCTGCGCCCCGTGCTGCGTCCCGTGCTGCGTCCCATGCTGCGTCCCATGCTGCGTCCCATACTGCGCCCCGTGCTGCGTCCCGTGCTGCGCCCCGTGCTGCGTCCCGTGCTGCGGCTCTTGCTGCGGCTCTTGCTGCGTCCCATGCTGCTCTCCACTTCTGGGGATGAGCCGCAAGGCTCGCCAACACACGGTCAATATCCTTTGCGTTGGGCAAGTGTGCCCATGCTGTTGTAGTCATGCTGCCTCCTGTTCTTTGATGTACGCGCTCAGGCGCTTTACTCGGTTTTTGTTGTATATAACCAACGCTTGGGCGTACTCGACACCCGTCTCGGCGCGTAGCAAAGCGTGTTCGGCTTCTTCCAGCTCTGCAATTACGCAGTCTATGGGCGTAAGACAGCGAAAAATGTTCTTGATGCTTGTCATGATTAGTTGAACCAAAGGTAAAAGCCATGAAGGATTCCGATGGGAAACATGATGGCTCCCACTAACAGGAAGCCCCATAAACCCTCTGCGAAACAAGTAAATATGTGGTTAAACCAGGCAATTGTGCAAAGCACTCCAAAAATTACTACTGCTACGTTCATATAAATCTCCTAGTTGTTTAGCCCATATATTACACTCCTTTGCAATGATTTGATGTTAATTGTAGCTATCAAAATCTTAATCTCAATAGCCATAGACTATCTTCTACGGGTGTACACTGGCGAGGCACGTTGCCGTGCAATCTCCTAGTTGTTGATCTTTGACCCGGCCCTTGTGTCGGGTCTTTTTTTGAGCTACACTATGTTCGCTGGGTGTGGAAACCTTTGTGCCTGAAAGCCGTTTAGTCAGACTCCGACCCCTTTTGGGGCATCATCCTTGGATGAGTTTCCATCGGAGTCTGTCTCAACGGCTTTTTTCATGCCTAAATTTCCACGCCGCGCCGTACTCCGCACGATAGCAAGAGCCTGCATGGGCTGCGCGGAACCAAACACCTATCCAATGAAGCGTTGATTGGCCCCCTTTTAGTCGAGCCGGGGGGATGCCGCAAATTATGCGAGGCGGTGAGGAAACTGGGTAAGCACGTAGGACGTAGGGGTAAGGCGGAGGCGCTAGGGTGTACCTTAAAAGCACCACCCAGATGGAAATAGCATACGGCAGAGCTGGCGTATTTTTGCCAGTAAACCGCACTTGGCCCGAGGCAGCAGTCTCGACGGTGGAGCGCTACCAGAACCCAATGCAAACGCGAGGGGTCATCTGGTGGCGGCTCGACCTATGGGGAAACCAATAAACGTAAAAAAACCGCCTCAGTGGGCGGGCTATTCCTCGATGGAGGCTAGAAGCGGATGGACAGATCATCCACTGCATCAACCTCGCTAGGGGCAAACCGGTGAGAGTTGGCCATGCTGTTCGCCAGCACAATCAGCATTTGCTTTACGGTCGCATGGCTCATCGGTGCTTTGGAGATAAATTGGCACAAGTTGTAAATTTGAATCATTTCTCGATGGTTTTCGTCCTGCTCCATATGAGCATCTTGCATAAGGCTGTACATTTCTGATTGATCTTTTGTCATGACGATTCCTCGATGGAGATTAAAAAGTTAGTCGGGCTAGGGTTTTTCCGAAAAGCCTCCAGCGTTGCACGAATTGCCTCTGGCTTAGACTGGGCGGTCATTACGAGCTGAAACCTATGCCCATCCTTCTCGATGGTGACTATGTAGGTCACGCTGACAATTCATCGATGGCATCCCTATCCACCCATTCGACACGGTCGCCGTTCCATGCCACGGGCGCCATTTTCATGTGGTATTTCTCGGCGAACCTCATCGCTTCGGCGGCTGTTGCTTGCTCGGAACATACGGGCAAACCCTGAGAGATAATCCGCCAGCGTCCGTCACTGGTGCTTAGATAAGCGGGCGGCGTTGCGCGTTCAACTTTGCGGCGCTGCTCTCGCTCCTCTACTTGCTTTCGTAGTTCGGCTGCCTGAATTTTGATTCGTGCGCGTGCTTCGTCGGTGGTCATGCTATTGCCTTTTTAAGAGCTGCGGGAATGAGTGCAACTTTGTCATAGCCGACATGCTCTATAGTGGCGCTATCAGCATCCGGCCCTTGTCCGTAGCCTCCGCCACACTGGCAGCTCTTGCAACCACACAGCACATCCGTTATCTTTTTGTACTGCTTTGCGCTTAATAAAAACCCCGCAGCAGGCCCGCGAACAGTTACCAAAAAGTCACCGTGAAAATTATTTCCGTTAATTGTGTGTATCATTGTGTACCTTAAAAAAGTTGGTTTTGTGCTGTCGTGCTGCGGGGATGGTTGATCGTGTGCTGTAAGGCAAAGGCATCAGCTTCGACGGCCTGTAGTCCGCTCAAATGGGCGGCTTCGGCCTCTGCCGCTTCGGCGTGGTCAATCTGTCCCTCTGCACGATACCAACTGGCGCGGTTTAATAATTGTGATGCGGTCATGGTTTGCGTCTCTCTAAAATGTTTGTGTATACATCAAAGTAGGCCAAGTTCGGCCATTGATACTGATTCCGTGCAAGTCACGATAAAATGGTCAAGTACCTGCACATCGATCAGCGCCAGCGCGGTTTTCAGGGTTTGCGTCAGCATTTCGTCGGCGCGCGACGGCTGGGCGCTGCCGCTAGGATGGTTGTGCGCCAGTACCACGCTGCCGGCGTTCAGGGCCAGCGTGCGTTTAACGACCTCTCGGGGGTAGACACTGGTTTGGTTCAAGGTGCCGCGAAACATTTCTTCCAGCGCGATGAGGCGGTGTTGGCTGTCTAAAAACAGCACTACAAAAATCTCATGCTCAAGCGTGCCGAGTTTTAGCCGCAGGTAGTCTTTAATGTCCGCCGGCCTCCCAAAGATGGGGCCTGTCTTTACTCGCTTTTCTAGTATGCCGAGCGCCTGGGCGATGATCGCGTCATCGGTGTTAACGGCGTACGCGGCGGCGTCTGTAGATTGTATTTGCATTTTTAGCCTTTGGTTAGAACATCAAAATAAGACAGTAGGAGGGCGACGCTAGCGCCGACAAGGGTTAGCGCGCCGATGATGCGCGCGATCACAGCTCGACCAGGCCGTGGGGTATTTTGTGGATAACAAATCCGCCGACATTAAAATGTAAGACTTGCATAATTGCACCTTTAAAGTTGCGCGCCGACCATGGCCTGCTCGATTGTTTTCCCAAAGCGATGGCCTCTCCGAAATCCGCCGTCCACTGGGACGACTGCATATGTGCGCCCGCTGGCCAGCGTGCAGCGCCAGCGGCCATGTGCTTCCACCTGGTCCTCGACTTCAAACGCAGGCGGTATTGTTGCGCAGGCTTGTAATGCTGCGAAGTGCTCGTATCGATTGACTCTTGTCATTTTGCGTGTCCTTTCTAGTTGTTGTAAGCCTGTGCGCAGGGCATGAGGCGAGGGGCATAGGGTCATGCCTCTACCCAACCAATATGCTTGAAAATGGCTGTCTTACTAACGCTACCGTCAACGTTGACCGACTCCACGCTCTCACGTCGCGTGAAACTATAAACCGACCGGATGCCATAATGCGTTAGAGCATCAACGAGGGGCGGCATGAAATAGGGGGCGCCACCTATCATTGCCGTTGTAGGCATCCGGTCGGATGCGTCCACCAGCAGCGCCACAACAGCATTGGCACGCTGACGTAAATCATCGCCGGTCGGTAGATCGGCAAATGTCAAAAGGGCGGCCAGGGCGGATTTAGCCTCGGGTGGCATATCGCGTACGCCAGCAGCAAGCTGGTCGGCGGTTGCCGCGTGCTGGGTCAAGTTTGCAATCATTCGATCTCCTCAACTTTCGCAATGCACAGGCGCTCTTTTGATGATAGGGCAGTAACCCGCACCATCGCGCTTTCACCGAATGGGGTGAAGTTGAACACCTCCACCAAATTGTTACTAGCCTTCAGCGTGGCCCTGCCCAGCTTGCACTGCTTGTAGCTCTGGCTCACCTCCACAAGATCACCAACCGCAATCCCGGCTGAGCGGACGATTTCGGCCTTTTCCGCCGCCAGCTCGTGGCGTTTCTGGCTGCGCACAATGTTGTGCGCAGCGTTTTCCGCTTGCTGGCGCTGGCTGGCTGCGTGGGCGCGCTCGCGGCGATTGGCAGCCACTGCCGCTTTTGCAGCCTTGACGTCCTCATCGCTTGCAGTTAAGCCAACAGCGTGTAGGGCCGCCAGCAGGCGGTTGCCCAGGTCTGGACCATTGCCGCCAAATATGGCGGCAATAACCAGATCGCCGCTTGCCTGCGGAGAATTTATAATATCTTCCGCCTGTTGGAGATGCGCCCAATCTCGGGCCGTAATGGCTTGCTGAGCCAGCAGAGCTGCACCACGGGCCACGGTCGCCCATTGGCGTGCGCCAGACTGCTGGGCTGCCGTCACGATAATATCCTGGGCGATGGCCATGCCTTCGCCTTGGTCAGGCCCGAACGGGTTCGTTGCGTAGTTCATTTTGCGTGTCCTTTAGTTGTGCCAAGCGGTATTGCTTGGCGTTGGTGCTGTATCGCACTGCAAAGCCCTACGCGTAAGGCTTCACGGTGTGGTCATGGTGGCCTTTGTTTTTCTGTGCTCAGTAATCGGATGGTTGTCCGATACAGTCGTTTTGTAGCCACTCTTGAGACTGCTGATGCCGCTTTGCGGATAAGACTTTTGTGGTCGTGTTGGTTTTTGGCCGTGGGCCATCATTAACCCTCAAACCGTCAAAAATACCAGGTGCCAAGCCATAAGCGGACAGGTCATCCTCCGTCAGGTCGATCAGGTAATTTTGCAGACGACCTGTGTTGCTGGCATCGGCCCAGTACTGATTAAGCAACGGATCAGCCGCCAGTTGCTCTGGCGATGGCAGCCGCATGGTTGTGGAGTTTGCATGTACTCGTGCCACAGCAATCCCTACCTTGGATTCAAGCGCCGAATTCAGCCAAAAAGGACGACCATCAAGAGTTACTGTGTCGCCGGTCAGTTTGTTTGTGATTGTCATTTTGCGTGTCCTTAGGCGAGGGTTTAAAGGGGTTTAACAGCGGTATCGTGAGACATGATGCAGCCAGTAGCGCCCAGAGCGGCGAACAATCGGCAAGCGCGGATACAGGCGGATTGAGCGGTTGCCGTATGCGTATCAATAACGACTATTCCTGGCCCGGTTTCCCACCCTTTTATAGCACGGTAGCCGGGTAAGAGCGGGTGAACTTTGAGGGTGGTTTGGTAGTGCGAAACGGTGTCTGTTGTCATTCGGCGTGTCCATTGGTTGTTGATGTGGGTTATCTTAGGGGTTTTGTAGATACTTGCAAAACAATTGTTTGTATTGCAATGGGCTGCATGATAGTGGCAGACTATAACGGGTTTCAGTGGCAGTATTGCCAGCGCCGGGGGGGTCTTCTAGGCGCGAAGCGCAACGGCCCTGCAGCTGCTCCGCACCTATAGATAAGACAATTGCAAATCCTTCCCGTGTCTCCATCCTCTCAATCCCGTTTCCCAAAATCTAGCGAAAAACAGCAAAGTAGGAAATGTAGAGATGTTCCGATACACTTCGGCTATTAAGCAGCGCAAACAAATAGGGGTTAGCTATGATTAAATTAAGTAGGGCAAAACTAGCCGAAGCAGTCGAGTCCATGCCCTTGGACTCTTTGCTCGGTCGTGGCGCATCCAAAGAGCTAACTTACAAGCAAAAAAAATTTGCACGTGAAGTAGCAAGGGGAGCGACCAAGGCGGATGCTTATCGCAGCGCGTACGATGTCAAAAGTAAGCATTCACTGGTGCACCACCCGTATGAGCTGGCGCGGAACCCACGAATCAAGGCAGAGATCGAGGCGCTGAAGCTGGCAGAGTATGCGCAATCAATGCAAACGCCAGCACAATTAAGAGCTTTAGTGATACAAACCCTGGTGCAAACGCTGCTCGATCCTGATACTAAAGCAGCAGTGCGCGTCCAGGCGGTCAAAGTGCTGGGCACCGTGACCGAGGTGGCAGCTTTCACCGAGCGCAAAGAGGTGCGGACGATTCGGTCCAGCGAGGATGCTCGCACCAAAGTGATGGATGAGATTCGAGCGCTCATGCTGGGCGGTGACAATGCCCAAGACATAGACGCGATCAGCTTGCTGGACGAGCTAAACGCCGTGGATGACGTGGCATTAATGCCAGTGCCAGGTGATCGAGTGGCAGAACTGCCAGTAAATGATGGCGGAGTGGCATTAATGCCAGTGGATAACTCTGATCCTGCTGTGGATAACTATGAATTGAAGGGGGGTGAGGGGGGTACAGTAGGGGCAGGAGGCAAGCTGGCTGACGAGGTACCCTCTGGATATATCATACTATCTCACTCAAACGACCCCCTATATTCCTTCGATAAATAGAACCCCCCCCCATGTCCGAATCTAAGCCTACCCCCCGGTGGAAATATTCTGAAAAATATAAAAATGGCCGGATAGTTTTAATCAATCGAAAAATGATTGCCAGTAGTCGCGATCTATCAGAAGAGCAGTGTAAGGAGATACCAATGACCGCCAGTCAAAGTGAGGTTTTTTTGGCCATAGATGAGTTCTGGAAAAAGTACAGCTATGCCCCGTCTTTAGAAGATATTGCTCACATGAGGGGGAGAGCGGGCAAAGGAAACACCAAGCGTATCGTGGACCGGCTTGTTGCTTTGGGAGTGGTAAAGTACTTAGCGTTTGGAAAGCGGACTGTGCGGCCTGTATATTTGAAATTTAGGAACTTGCAGTGAAGTTTGACAAGATAAGCCAGTTACTAGAGACCCTTCCTGCGGGAGACCAGACTAGGCTATTGGCTCAGTTGGATGAGTACAAGCAGGCGATAGAGAGGGAAAAGTGCCAAGGTAACTTTTTGACATTTGTAAAAAAGATGTGGCCGGGGTTTATTCATGGACGGCATCATGCAGTCTTGGCAAAGAAGTTTGAGGACGTAGCCAGTGGAAAAATAAAACGCTTGGCTATCTCCTTGCCACCGCGTCATGCAATAATGACAAGTATGAAAATACCCACTTTGCGTGGCATGGTAACAATGGCGGATATTCGTGAAGGCGACTTTGTATTTGGCCCAAATGGAAAGCCAGTTAAGGTTATTGGAAAATCAACCGTCTTTAAGGATCAAGAGCTTTACAAAGTAACAACAGACGATGGCGCTTCACTTGTTGTTGATGGTGAGCATCTTTGGACGGTTCGGCTTGATCGAAAGGTTAAAAACTGGAGAGATTACACAACCGAAGACTTGTGGCTAAGACAAGAGGGATGGGTAGTTAGGGTAATGCCAAAAGGAAAGCAAAAGTTTTTCAAAGGCAAGAGTACAGATTTTAGGGCTCCAATGCTTCCGTCTGTATTGGCTGTTGAGTACAAAGAAAAAAAATTACCAATTGACCCGTACGTTCTTGGAGTCTGGCTTGGAGATGGCTCAAAAAACAATGGCGTGATTACCTGTCACGACGACGATGCAATTTACACGCGGGCAGAAATAGAAAAACGTGGCTATGCAACTACCGACCAAGCGACAAGATTTACTTTTGGTGTGCTTAAGTTAAAAGTGCAGCTACGAGATCTTGGAGTTTTGTGTGATAAGCACATACCTCGGAGTTATCTTGAGGCTTCTTCGCAGCAAAGGCGTGATTTGCTTAAGGGGTTAATGGATACAGATGGAAACATCTCAAAGAAGGGGCAGTGCTTTTTTGCCCAAAGTAACAAAAAATTTATTGAGCAAGCGGCTGAGCTTGTAAGAAGTCTTGGAATTAAAGCCAGCATTCTTGAATCAGAAGCAAAGATTGGAAATAAGTCATACGGCCCGTCTTGGAAGTTGTCTTTTTATGCAAATAATGTTTTTACCCTGCCAAGAAAAGAATGCAGGACTTTAAAAAACGAAAGACGGTTTGGGCGTTATATTCAAATTCAAAAGCTGATTGAAACTGGCGACACGCAATGTATCAAGGTTGACCGAGAAGATGGTTTGTTCTTGGCTGGAGACGGTTATATTTGTACTCATAACACCAAATCGGAATTTGGGTCTTTTATGTTTCCCGCTTGGTTTCTTGGCAAGTATCCTGAGAAGAAAGTAATGCAGGCGTCTAACACTGGCGAGCTAGCTGTCAGCTTTGGCCGTAAGGTTCGTAACTTGGTAATGAGTGACCAGTACGCCGAGGTGTTCCCCGATGTAAAGCTGCGGCAAGACTCCAAGGCAGCGGGTCGCTGGGCTACTAATAAGAGTGGTGAGTATTTCGCCATTGGTGTAGGTGGAACTATGACGGGTCGAGGTGCGGATATTGTCATTATTGACGACCCTCACACTGAGGGTGAAGCCACTATGGCCGCGTTTGATCCCAAGATCTACGATAAGGCTTATGAGTGGTACACATCAGGTCCTCGTCAGCGACTTCAGCCAAACGGGGCGATAGTCATAATCGCGACACGCTGGGCGGAGACGGATCTTATTGGCAGGGTGATTCGGGATTCACAGGAACGGGGTAGAGCCGACGAGTGGGACGTTGTAGAGCTACCGGCTATCCTGCCTTCGGGTAATTCCCTATGGCCTGAATTTTGGTCTACAGAAGAGCTAATGGCTCTGAAAGAAGAGCTTCCGGCGAGTAAATGGAATGCGCAGTATCAACAAAGCCCAACTGGCGAAGAAGGCGCTATTGTTAAAAGGGATTGGTGGAAGACTTGGGATAGGCCAGATCCTCCAAAGTGTCATTTCATCATCCAGTCGTGGGATACTGCGTTTACAAAGAACGAGCGCTCCGACTATTCGGCTTGCACGACGTGGGGGGTTTTTTATTTGAATGAAGATGAAAACGACGCAAATATTATTTTGCTAGACGCCTTTCAAAAGCGGATGGAGTTTCCTGAGTTGAAGGAAAAAGCCAGACAGCACTATTTGGAGTGGAAGCCCGATGACTGTATCGTGGAAGCCAAAGCGGCTGGAGCCTCTTTGATTCAAGAGTTAAACCAACAGTCTGATATATTTGTACGCGGGTACACGCCTACCAGGGGTACTAGGCAGCAATCCAACGATAAAATTGCAAGGCTCAATACCGTGGCGCCAATTTTCCAAGGTGGAAAAGTATGGGCTCCAGATACGAGATGGGCGAATGAAGTAATTGACCAGATGGCAGCATTCCCTAACGCAGCACACGATGACTTGGTTGACACAGCAGTGATGGCTGTTACCCGGTTTCGACAAGGTGGGTTCTTAAGACTAGAATCCGACGAACGCGACGAACCTATCAGTTTTCGCCGCAAACACGCATTTTATTAAGGTACAAGTATGGACATCGACCGCTCACTTTACGCAGCCCCACAAGGACTTAATTCACTTGAGGATATGTCAGCGGACGTAGAGATTGAAATTATCAATCCAGAAGGAATGGCCATTGGAATGGATGGTGTAGAAATTATCCTAGAGCCTGAAGACGAAATGGACGAAATGGAATTCAGCGCCAACCTGGCTGAATATATGAATGACAGCGAACTCGCCACTCTTGGATCCAATCTAATCGAGGATGTTGACGCTGACATCACAAGCCGTAAAGACTGGATTGAGATGTACGTCAAGGGCTTAGAAGTTCTTGGCATGAAGTACGAGGAAAGAACTGAGCCTTGGTCTGGAGCCTGCGGGGTATTCAGTACTCTTCTAACAGAAGCCGCTGTGCGATTTCAAAGTGAAACCATTATTGAGACGTTTCCTGCCGCTGGCCCGGTTAAGACTTCGGTCATTGGAGCCATTGATAAGCTCAAGGAAGAAGCCGCTGAACGAGTTAAAGAGGACATGAACTTTAAGCTCACCGAGGAAATGGTCGAGTATCGTCCTGAGCATGAGCGCATGTTATTTAACTTGGGTCTGGCAGGCTCTGCTTTTAAGAAGGTGTACTTCGATCCTAGCCTTGGCCGTCAAGTGGCTATGTTTATTCCAGCGGAAGACTTGGTTATCCCTTACGGCTCAAGCAATGTTCGTAGCGCAGAGCGTGTCACTCACATGATGCGAAAGACCAAGAACGAAGTGCGAAAACTTCAGGTGGCAGGTTTTTATTGCGACTTTGATCTTGGGGAGCCCGTCATGATGTTTAATGACGTGGAAAAGAAAAAGGCAGAAGAGCAGGGTTACTCAGTAACTGACGATAATCGACACCAGCTTTGCGAAATTCAGGTGGACTATGACATGCCCGGTTTTGAAGACCCGGATGGTATTGCTCTGCCTTATATTATTACAGTAGATCGTGGAACTAATAAGGTTCTTTCCATTTACCGTAACTGGAATGAGCCAGACGAGAAAAAGCTCAAGCGCCAGCACTTTGTTCAGTATGATTATGTACCTGGCTTTGGTGCTTATGGCTTTGGCTATATTCATTTGATTGGCGGCTATGCTCGTGCTGGCACTTCTTTGATACGCCAATTAGTTGATGCCGGCACTTTGAGTAACTTACCAGGAGGACTGAAAACTCGCGGCCTTAGAATCAAAGGCGACGATACTCCTATTGCCCCGGGCGAATGGCGAGATGTTGACGTTCCATCGGGTAGCGTGCGAGATAATATCATGCCTCTTCCATACAAAGAACCAAGTCAAGTTCTGAGTATATTGCTAGATAAGATTACCGAAGAAGGTCGACGACTAGGTTCAATTGCTGACATGAAGATTAGTGATATGGGCGCTAATGCTCCAGTTGGAACTACTTTGGCATTGCTTGAGCGTCAGCTTAAAACAATGAGCGCCGTACAAGCCAGAGTGCATTACTCAATGAAGCAGGAATTCAAACTTCTGAAAGAGATTATTCGGGAGAATACTCCTACTGTTTACGAATATGTACCCGTCAATGGAACTCCTCAGATAAAGCAAGAGGACTATGACTGCTGCGAAGTAATTCCAGTATCAGACCCCAATAGCTCGACAATGGCCCAGCGAATCATGCAGTATCAGGCAGTGATTCAGTTATCGCAAAGTGCCCCGCAAATCTACGACCTGCCGCAATTGCACCGTCAAATGATTGAAGTGTTGGGTGTACGCAACGCTGATAAACTCGTGCCAATTAATGACGATATGAAACCAAGAGATCCAATCAGCGAGAATATGGCGTTCCTAAATGGCAAGCCTACAAAAGCCTTCATCTATCAAGACCACGATGCTCATATTGCCGTTCACTCAGCAATGATGCAAGACCCTACCTTGATGGCGCAGATTGGGCAGAATCCTCAAGCTCAGAAAATGACCGCCGAGATCCAGGCTCACATTGCAGAGCACTTGGCTTACGCTTACCGCAAAAAGATCGAAGAACAGCTTGGTGTTCCAATGCCAGCCCCGGACAAAGATCTGCCAGAAGAAGTGGAAGTTCAATTGTCCCGCATGGTTGCGCAAGCCGCTCAGCAGGTTCTTGCTCAGGGTAAAGCTCAGGCTCAAGAGAAACAAGCACAACAAGCGCAGCAAGACCCATTGGTTCAGATCCAACAGAAAGGCTTGGAGATCAAAGCACAAGATGCTCAGACTAAATCCCAGCAGGTTCAGGGTGACTTGCAGATTCGTCAGGAAGAATTAAAAATCAAAATGCAAGAGTCTTCCCAGAAATCAGGTAAAACACCAGAAATGGTTGCGCAAGAGCACAGGCAGGAATTGGAATTTATGCAGCAAGAGCATGACTTAAAAATTAAACATCAACAAGAGTCCGATGCGATCAAACTCCAAGCTCAGTTGATGAAGATTGTTAATCAGCCTTCTTCCCAATAACTAAATAGTAAAGGTCATGAATGAGTAGTCAAATCTTAGACCACCTGCACTTCAAACTAGAAGAGCGGCGGATGGAGCTCGTTGATTTTTTAGGACGTGGTAGTGCTACAACCTACGACGCCTATAAAGAAGTGTGCGGTCAAATCCGGGGCCTGCAAGCCGCACAACTTGAAATTGCCGACCTCGTGCGAAAAATGAAAGAAATCAACGATGACTAAATTTGATATTCAAGCGGTAGACCTATCGGGTATTCTAAATAAAACTGAAGACGAGAAGGCTAAGCAACTACCCAATCCTGTTACGTTTCATTTACTTTGCGTCCTCCCGGATGCAGAGGACAAATATGAAAATGGCATTGCAAAAACTGGATCAACTATTCACTTTGAAGAATTGTTGTCTCCTGTATTGTTTGTCGTAAAGGTTGGCCCAGATGCCTACGGAGATGAGAAGAGATTCCCATCCGGCCCGTCGTGCAAGGCCGGAGATTTTATTATGGTACGGCCTAATACTGGCACACGTATTAAAATCCACGGCAAAGAGTTTCGCCTGATTAACGACGACAGCGTTGAGGCGGTTGTTGAAGATCCTCGTGGCATTAGTCGCGTTTAAGGGGAAAAATTATGGCTGATTTTGAAAAAGTTGAATTTGAGTTTCCACATGAAAACGAGGAAAAAAATTCTCGTGCCGGTGGAAAAGTTGTAAACCTTCAAGACCAAGATAAACCAATTGAATCTGACGAAACAGAGATTGAAATTGTTGACGACGTTCCAAGTCAAGATCGAAACCGCAAGCCAATGGACGAAGCTCCAAAGGATATGGGTGACGATGAACTAGCCAAGTACGACGAGGGCGTACGAAAGCGAATTCAGCACTTTACCAAGGGGTATCACGAAGAGCGGCGAGCTAAAGAATCTGCTGAGCGTCTGCGAGAAGAGGCTTTGCGTTTTGCTCAGCAAATGGCCGAAGAGAATAAAAAACTCAAAGGCTCTTTGTCTCAGGGGCAGCTTGCTCTTATTGAGCAGGCCAAGAAAGTTGTCGCCAATGAGATGAGTGAGGCCAAGAGTAAGTACAAGGCGGCTTATGAATCAGGAGATTCTGACGCTTTAGTTGCCGCTCAAGAGGAAATGACATCGGTCAAAATGAAACTCGACCGAGTTAGTAATTTCAAGCCTGCGCCAGCGCCAGATGACAGTGCCGTTCAGTTGCCGGAGAGTTTGCGTCAACAGCCAGCAAAACAAAGTGTTGACGAAAAGGCTTTAGAATGGCAAAGTAGAAACAAATGGTTTGGGCAAGACCGGCGCATGACAAGTTATGCACTGGCTTTGCATGAAGATTTGACGCAGGAAGAGCGAATTAATCCTTCTAGTGACAAATACTACGAACGAATCGACGCAGAAATGCGTCAACGTTTCTCAGATCGTTTTGAGTCTGAGAAATTGGCGGATGCTCCTACTTCGCCAAGAACATCAAATGTTGTCGCACCGGCAACGAGAGGTACTGCGCCAAGAAAAGTCGTACTTACTAAATCGCAGGTGGAAATCGCCAAGCGGCTTGGTGTTCCTTTGGAACTCTATGCTCGTAAGGTAGCGGAAGACATGAGGAAATAAAATGAGTGAACAAAATCGTACAAAGCGTGATACCGAAAACCGCGAAGTCTCCATGCGCCCAAAGCGTTGGATGCCTGCGCAGCTTCTACCCGATCCGAATCCGGAAGAGGGTTATGCGTTTCGCTGGATTCGTATCAGCACATTGAACGAGGATGATCCTCGTAACGTTTCCGGAAAACTACGTGAAGGTTGGGAGCCTGTAAAGGCATCAGATCACCCTGAAATCAGCCAGTTTGGCCCTGGTCATAAGAGCTTTCCCGGCGGAATTGAGGTTGGCGGTCTGTTGTTATGCAAAACCCCAGTTGAGTTTGTGGAGCAGCGTAGTGCGCACTTTAATAACCAAACAGAGTCGCAGATGAACTCCGTAGATAGCAACTACATGCGTGAAAGTGACACGAGGATGCCGATGTTCAAAGATCGGAAGTCTTCTGTTAGTTTCGGTCGAGGTACTTAATTTTTTTGGAGTAATACAATGGCTTATCCATCAGTCAGCGCTCCGTACGGTCTAATCCCTATCAACTCCGTTGATGGCAAGCCATACGCAGGCGCTATTCGTCAAATCCCCGTTGCAGCAGGTTTCGGCACCGCCATTTTTAATGGCGATACGGTTCTTGTCGGTGGCGATGGTTTTCTTGTTAAATCAACTACCACCAATTCCGGCAATGTCGTCGGCGTTGTTGTGGGCGGTCAGTACGTAAACTCTTCCAGTCAAACGGTTCAGGCTCAGTACATTCCTGCTTTGGCTTCTACTTCTGACAATTTGGCTTATGCCTATGTTGTTGATGACCAACAAGCCTTGTTCAAAGTGGCAGTCGTTACAAGCGGCACCACAATGGGCACCGCTAGTCGCGCTGATGTTGGCTCCAATGTTGCATTGGTGCTGAACGCTGGTTCCGCTGCTACCGGCAACTCTGCTTTTGCGGTAACGCTGACAGGCGCTGGCAGTACTGCCACCATCCCATTGCGTGTTATTGATGTAGTCCCTGAGACTGCCACTGCCTCCGGCGTATTCGTCGAGTTGCTGGTGAAAATCAATACCCACCAATACAACAACACCACTGGTGTTTAAGGAGTAAATCATGGCAATCTCACGCGCACAACTACTGAAAGAACTGCTCCCCGGCTTGAACGCTTTGTTCGGTCTGGAGTATGCTCGTTACAGCGAAGAGCACAAAGAAATTTACGAAACCGAGTCGTCGGAGCGTAGTTTTGAAGAAGAAACCAAACTTTCTGGTTTCAGCGCTGCTCCCGTCAAGAACGAGGGTTCTGCAATCCAGTATGACAATGGTCAAGAAGCATGGACTGCTCGTTACAACCACGAAACTATCGCGATGGGCTTTTCCATCACCGAAGAAGCTGTGGAAGATAACTTGTATGACAGCCTTTCAGCTCGCTACACGAAGGCACTGGCTCGCGCCATGTCCTACACGAAGCAAGTCAAGGCCGCCAACATCCTGAACACTGGCTTTGCTGCCGGTGTTACCTACGGTGATGGCGTTTCTTTGTTCTCAACTGCCCACCCGCTGATCTCTGGCGGCTCAAACAGTAACCGTCCTAGCGTTGCAGCCGACTTGAACGAAACATCGTTGGAAAACGCTGTTATTCAAATCGCTGGCTACACCGATGAGCGCGGTTTGCTGATTGCTGCCAAGCCACGTAAGCTGATTGTTCCGCCTGCCCTGCAATTCGTTGCTACGCGCTTGCTGGAAACCAACTTGCGAGTCGGCACTGCTGACAATGATCTGAATGCACTGAAGAACAACGGCTCGATCCCTGAAGGTTATGCTATTAATCACTTCTTGACAGACACGAACGCCTGGTTCCTCTGCACCGATGTGCCTAACGGTTTGAAGCACTTTGTGCGTTCGCCATTGAGCAACTCGATGGACGGTGATTTCGACACTGGCAACGTTCGCTACAAGGCACGTGAACGATATTCGTTTGGAGTCAGCGATCCGTTGGGTGTTTACGGTTCACCAGGCGCTTAAATGCGTTACGAAAAAGGGGCTTTATGCCCCTTTTTCTTTGGGCGTAAGTTATATTAGTCTCACCATCAACTTTCCAGCATTAGCTGTGCGAATCAAACTTTATGGCCAACATTGAAAAAAGCATAGACCTATCGGGCCGCAAACTCATGGTTTGCATTCCAGCTTACGACGGTAAATTAAACATTGACTCAGCTTTCGCGCTATCAAATTTGGCGGTCCAAGTCGTAGGCTTAGGCGTCAAGTTATATCTCACTCACTTTTCCAACTGCTCCTTGATTACCAAGGCTCGCAATGGTTTGGTGGCAGACTTTCTTGCATCAGACGCGGACACTATGCTATTTGTGGATGCGGATGTCATAATAACCGCTGACTTAGTGCTTCGTCTATTAGCCCTAAGTATTGGTAAAGACATTACTGCCGGTATTTACCCTCGTCGCGGCATGGACAGGAAATTCTTTTTGGACTACCACTTAAACGAGCAAGGCGCACTAGAGTTTGACGCAAGTGGTTTTATGCGAGTCAAGAGAATCGGTACGGGTTTTATGATGATCCAACGACATGTGCTTGAAACTATGCGCGACAAGCATCCAGAGTGGGCCTATGAGAATAACGTCACAAATCGCACTGAGCACGCTATCTTTGATCTTGGATTAGTTGACGGCCAGTACTACGGCGAAGACTATTTGTTCTGCGATAGAGCTGCTAAAGAAGGTTTTACAATTTATTTAGATCCAACTATTAGTTTGCCCCATGTGGGGTCTGAAAAGTTTATCCGTAGTTTTGAAGAAGATGTTCTCAAGCCGTTAATGATTAAAACACCTTGATTGCTTAGCATTTGCGTGATATAAACAAGGCACCCCGGACTATCCGGTGTATCTGACGGCTCCGGGCCGACGACATGCAGACAGATACGCCCCAACTTGCATGTAAGGAACTCAGATGTCTTCTACCACCTTTTCCGGCCCGGTTACGTCTACCAATGGTTTTGTTGGCGCAGTTACCGCAACTACTGTTACCGCTACTGGCGCAGTTATCGCTACCGCCGCCAACAACGTTATTGTTATCCCCACTTCTGATCCCGGTGTACTTGGCGCAATCTGGAACAACGCCGGTACGCTTGCTGTTTCTGCCGGTTAATAGGAGCATCTAAACATGATGCAAACTGACGTCAAGGCCACGTCGCTGGCAGCATCGGGTTCTATTTTTGGTCAGCGTACTCGCGTGCGTGGTGCCTTAGTAGAGCCCGGCGCACCCGCAGGCAGCGTGGTGTTCAAGGATGGGGGCGCAAGCGGTACGACCGTTTTTACGATTAACACCACAGCTAACGGCGAACCCTTCAGCGTAGAGATCCCGGGCGAGGGCGTGCTGTTTCTGGCAGATGCCTACGCGGTGCTCACAAACGCTAAAGTAACTGTTTTCTATGGCTAAAGAAAAATCAGCAGCATGGACACGCAAAGAAGGCAAGTCCGACAAGGGCGGCCTGAACGCGAAGGGCCGAGCGTCGTACAACAAAGCCAACCCCGGCAAACCCGGTCTGAAGGCCCCTCAACCCGAGGGCGGCAGCAGGCGCGACTCTTTTTGCGCCCGGATGACCGGTATGAAAAAGAAGTTGACCAGCGAGAAAACGGCTAAAGACCCCAACAGCCGCATCAACAAATCGCTAAAAACGTGGAAATGCTGACATGAAAAACGAATCCGCTGAATCCATAAAACCCCTAGTGGACGTCTTGTCTATTGCCACCGTATTGGGGACTCTTGCCGATATGCTCCCATCTGTTGCTGCTATTTTTACGATAATCTGGACGAGCTTGCGGATTTGGGAAACGGATACAGTTCGTGGCTGGACGGGCCGCGGCCCGAAAGAGTAAAAGGACCCCACAGAAAGTGGGAAAATGTTTCTCCAACGCGGGAAAACCCCGCATATTTTTAAAGGTGGTGATACTATGGCTTCCAAAATGAACCCCGGCTTTATGGCCATGATGGCAAAGAAAAAAGGGGCTGACGCCCCCGCTAAAGGCAAAGACAAAATGCCAGCAGCTCTGGCCAAACACGCAGGTAAACCCGCATCCAAAGCACACGCAGGCTTGAAAGCTGGCGGCATGGCTAAGATGGCTATGGGCGGTGGGGTCCACCAAATGCCAGACGGCTCCATGATGGCCGGAGGGATGAAGCACGGCGGCATGGCAAAGATGGCCAAGGGCGGCGGCGTCGAAACCAAGGGCAAGACCAAGGGAACAATGGTTAAGATGAAATCTGGCGGCAAGTACTAAAAGGAGATGAACATGGATATGAATGACATGACCCCCGACGATGTTCGCGAAATGAAAATGCGCCGTCGCACCGAGAAAGCCTACGATCAAGCTACGGGTGATATGGAGCCCGAGATGGCTCCTATACCCAGGAAGGCCACTAAGCGTCCTGCACAAATGGAAGAGATGATGCAGGAAGTCAAAGACGCCAAGGATCGCAAGAAGATCAGCGATATGGGCTACAAAAAAGGCGGCGCAGTCAAGAAGATGGCCGTAGGTGGTTCTGTGTCTTCGGCTTCCAAACGAGGTGACGGTTGCGCCCAACGCGGGAAAACACGAGCATGATGGCCAGCCGAGGCATGGGGGCAGTCTCCCCTAGTAAGATGCCCGGCGGCAAGAAAAAAGCCCGTAGGGACGACACCGACTTCACGCAGTTCAAGGACGGCGGTAAGGTAAAATCCAAAGTCAATGAGGCGGGCAACTACACGAAGCCAGAGATGCGTAAGCGGATTTTTAACAGCGTCAAAGCAGCTTCCATTGTTGGTACTGGTGCGGGAAAATGGAGCGCGAGAAAAAGTCAACTGGTGGCTAAGCGTTATAAGGCCGCAGGCGGCGGGTATCGTGATTAAAGCACCGCAAAAGTCGCTCAAGGACTGGTCAAAGCAGGATTGGGGAACTAAATCCGGCAAACCATCTTCCAAGACGGGGGAGCGGTATTTGCCAAAAGCTGCGATAAAATCACTGAGCCCCGCCGAGTATGCTGCCACCACAAAGGCCAAGCGTGCTGGTAAGGCCGCAGGCAAGCAGTTCGTAGCCCAGCCCAAGCGTATCGCAAAGAAAACAGCAGGGTTTAGATAATGACAACTACCGGCTCAACTCTCTTCAACATGGATTTTACGGAGATCGCTGAAGAGGCGTGGGAGCGAGCTGGCAGGGAAATGCGTACTGGATATGACTTGCGCACGGCTCGTCGATCCATGAACCTAATGACGATTGAGTGGCAAAGCAAGGGAATCAACATGTGGACGATGGAGCAGGGGACCATTCCTTTGACGCCAGGTCTAAACACGTACGCATTACCCGCTGACACCATTGATTTGCTTGAACACGTCATTCGAACTGGTGCAAATACAGCGTCAACTCAGGCCGATCTGAGTATCACGCGCATTAGCGTTTCCACCTACGCCACTATTCCCAACAAGATCCAGCAAGCTCGACCGATTCAAGTCATGATTCAGCGGATGTCGGGAGAAACAAACCCGGCTGGATCTACGCTAAGTGGCAATATTGCCAGTACCGACACCACGATTACATTAAGTTCTACGAGCGGACTGGCTGCGGCAGGTTTTATCAAGCTGGAAAATGAGGTTGTTTACTACAACTACATCTCGGGTAACGTGTTGAGTAAATGCTTTCGAGGACAGGCCAACACTACGGCGGCCAGTCATACAAGCGGTATTACCGTTTATGTAACTCAATTGCCAGCAATTACAGTTTGGCCTACACCAGACAGCACAACACCCTACACCTTTGTCTATTGGCGTTTGCGCCGCGTACAAGATGCTGGCGCAGGTATTGAGACGGCGGACATGAACTTTCGTTTTTTACCCGCTCTTGTAGCTGGACTGGCATATCACATTGCCGTCAAGGTGCCAGAAATGATGCCGCGCGTACAAATGCTTAAACAGATGTACGACGAAACATTTGAAATTGCTGCTGGCGAAGATCGCGAAAAGGCAGCCGTAAGATTTGTTCCAAGGCGCATGTTTATCGGTGGTGGCACATAATGGGAAATAGATTTGCATCCGGCAAAAAGTCAATTGCCGAATGTGATCGGTGCGGTCAGCAATATAAGCTGCGTAATTTGAAAATTGAAATTATCAAGACTAAGCGGTACGAGTTGCTTGTTTGTCCTGCATGCTGGGATCCAGATCACCCACAGCTACAGATTGGGATGTACCCTATAGATGACCCGCAGGCGGTAAGGAATCCACGTAGAGATACAACCTATGTAACGTCCGGATTAACCTCTGGAGGCTCGCTAGGTGGAGGTAGCCGGTCAATACAGTGGGGATGGGCACCAGTAGGCGGCGCTCAATTTTTTGACAATTCGTTGACTCCAAACTATTTGGTCGCAACGAGTTATGTTGGTACAGTGTTGGTTACAGAGTCTTAAGGAGTTAATCATGGCTTTTACAAAATCTGCTGACGGAGTTGCCAAAAAAGGTCGTACCGTTGGTAAAAATCTTGGCGATAGCGGCCCCATGGTTGCCATTCAAAAGGGCAAGCCTAAGAACGGAAAAGGCGGCAAAACTAATGAAGACATGCTGTCAATGGGTCGCGGTATGGCTAAAGTTGCAAACCAGAAGCGAGGCTAATCATGGCTAAATTCAGCAAAAAAATGGGTGGCAAAGAAGTTGGCGATGCCGCTGTTTACGCCAAGCCGCACACTATGACTGGCAAAATTGTCCGCGCCGAGAGTAATCCCGGCAAAGGTAAAAATGGCAGTAACTTGAATACGGTCAACATGAGCGTTGGCAATATCAGCAAGCAAGAAGACGCACCTCCAGTTAAGACTAGCGGCATTAAAATACGTGGTACTGGCGCTGCCACAAAAGGATTAATGGCACGAGGCCCAATGGCTTGAAGTTTATATGAACTACGCCGAGTTAAAAACTTCTATTGCCAACATCTGTGAGAATCAGTTCTCAGAGAATGAGTTTGCATTGTTTGCGCAGCAGGCCGAGCAGCGCATATACAACACGGTGCAGTTAGCCAATCTACGAAAAAACGTTACTGGCAACTTGACTACGGGCAGCAACTACCTGCAAGCCCCTACGGATTTTTTGTCCACGTATTCAATTGCAGTGATTGACGGTGATGGTGATTATTATTACTTGTTGAACAAGGACGTAAACTTCATTCGAGAAGCGTATCCCAAGTCAGCGCAAACTGGCCTTCCAAAGCACTATGCAATTTTTGGCCCCAGATCTAGTGATGTAAATGAGCTGGTGTTTATTGTTGGGCCAACCCCAAATAGCGGCTACTCAACAGAGTTGCATTACTACTACTATCCAGAGTCTATTGTGACTGCTGGAGAAACATGGCTTGGAGAAAACTTCGACTCAGCGCTTCTCAATGGTGCTTTAATCGAAGCAATACGCTACATGAAGGGAGAGGCTGACTTGGTTAAAATTTACCAAGACATGTACTTCCAGTCTATTGCATTGCTTAAAAATCTTGGCGATGGCAAACAAAGGATGGACGCCTACCGCGATGGCCAAGTTAGGATTGCCGTTTCATGAGCTCAATCGTTCAAACTCAAACCACAAGCTTTAAACTAGAGCTTTATCAAGCCGTACATAACCTAACAGTGGACACTTTAAAGATTGCTCTGTACTCAGCCAGCGCCGATCTCAATGAGGCAACCACGGTCTATACAACGGTTAATGAGGTATCTGGCGCTGGTTACGTGGCAGGTGGAGTTGCTATGACTGGGGTTACTTTGCTTTCCTCGGAAGACACAGCTTACGTTAACTTCAGCAACGTGGAGTTTGGCTCTTCGGTGACTGCAAGATGCGCTTTAATTTACAACGCAAGCCAAGGAAACAAAGCTATTGCAGTGCTAGACTTTGGATCTGACAAAACATCCAGTAACTTCGCTATTACCATGCCTAAGAATACTGCTACATCAGCACTTATTCGTAGCTCAAATTAAGGATTAATGATGTTCAACGACAAGGCTAAATCAGGTGAGCAAATTACTGCTGGCTTGGTTGCAAAAACTCAATCCCCAGAATCGGCAAAAGGCGGTGGTATATTCCAATTGCAGTGTTTCGACAAAGACGGCAATTTGAAGTGGCAGGATAAAATGCACAACCTTGTGGTGAATGAAGGCTTGCAGGACATGAACTCCAAGTACTTTAAGGGTAGCTCTTACACTGCGGCGTTCTTTCTTGGCCTGATTATTGGCCCCGGCGCATCTTATGCTTCTGGCGATGCCCTTGCATCTCACGCCGGATGGATTGAATTTGTAAACTATTCCGGCACACGGAAAACTCTAACGCTTGGTACGCCCACCCTGGCAGATCCTTCGGTTATTGACAATTCAGGATCTGTTGCATCCTTTGCAATCTCAGGCGCTGGCGGAACTGTATCGGGTGCTTTCCTTTGCACGGTAGCAAGCGGAACTTCTGGCATTCTATTTTCCGAAGCAAACTTTCAGTCGCCGGGTAATAGGGCGGTGGTTTCCGGTGACGTGCTTAATGTGACTTACACTTTTAGTCTTGACGCAGCATAAGTCAAGGATAGATCCTAATGCTTGGCTTTTTGCCGTTTTCTTCTGCTCCGTTTGATTCGGCAGAGATACAGCCGCAATACTTCAGCATCACAAACGAATCGGCGGCAACGAACGACATTCTTAATGGTTTTGTTGTTTATTCGTCCTCTTTAAGTGAGTCAACTTCCGTTTTGGACAGTGGGTCAGCTCAATTCACTGGCAATACTGCCACTCTGAACTCGGCAACTGGCTCTGATAGCCCGCAGTCGAGCGCAAAGTTTTTTGTAAATCTAAGCGAATCCGCACTGGCAGTTGACGAGGACGCAATTTCTTCGGCAACGTTTAGTGCTTTAGCCCTGAACTTTGCAATGGGATCGGATTCTTTTTTGGCCGGCGCGGTGTTTCAATCTTCCACTCAGCAGCTTGTCATTGCATCAGACCAGATTAATGCAAGATACTTGTGGGAGCCAGTGGACGACGATCAAACTACCGACTGGGATTCAGTGAACGATACTCAATCGGCTGGATGGGCAGAGATTGATGATGGCCAGATTGCCAATTGGGCGGCAATTAGCGACAATCAAACGGCAGGATGGCTAGAAGTTGACGATGACCAAGAGAGTAATTGGGGCGTCATCGGCACAGACAATTAAAGACAAAAATGGCAATAATTGTAAAAGACCGGGTACAGGAAACCACCACTACGACGGGTGTTACAGACTTCGTTCTAGGCGGAGCTGTTGGCGGCTTTCAATCATTCTCTTCCATTGGCAATACAAACTCCACGTACTACACGGCAGTAGACTCAACGACGAATGAATGGGAAGTTGGCTTCGGCACCTACAGCACAGTTGGCCCAACGCTTACAAGAACAACGGTACTTTCCTCTAGTTCGTCGGGCTCTAAAGTTGCGTTTGCATCTGGCACTAAGGTAGTATTTGTCACCTATCCTGCTGGCCGTGCAATATACGTAGACGAGGCAAACACAACTACTTTGGCTGGTCTTGCAGATGTTGCCCTGGGAAACGCTTTTCTTTCTGGTGGCGCTGGAGCAAACCCTTTTTGGGGAAAGATTGGGCTTACTACGCATGTAAGCGGCGTGCTTCCGGTGATTAATGGCGGAACTGGAAATACTACAGGATCTGCTCAGAATTTAGCAGGTGGTGGCTCGGGACAGATCCCCTACAATACAGCAGCAAGTACAACAGATTTTACGGCTACTGGCACTGTGGGACAAGTTCTTACATCTGCCGGAACCAGTGCTCCGGTTTGGAGTGGGATTAACGGGGGAACCTTCTAATGGCAACAGGAAATACGGCGCTACTTGGGCTGGCACTACCCGCTCAGGGCGAACTATCGGGCACGTGGGGTAACGTAGTAAATAGCTCAATAACGGCTCTACTGGACACTGCGGTTGCTGGAACGACCACGCTTAGCACTGACGCAGACGTTACTTTAACCTCGACCTCACTTACGTCAAACCAAGCCCGCTCGGCTGTTTTGCTATGTACTGGGGCTCGCACCACCGTCAAATACATCACAGCTCCAGCGCAGAGCAAAATGTACGTCGTTGTTAATTCAACGTCTGGCGGCTTTCAAGTAGTTATTCGCGGCACTGGCCCAACTGCCGGAGTTTTGGTTGCAGCCGGTAGCACAGCACTGGTTGTGTGGAATGGCACTGATTTTGTGGTTGCAACGACCACCGTCAACGGAGGAATATTTTAATGGCACAAACAAACTTCACCCCCATCCAGCTATACCGTACAACTACGGCTAGTGCAGCGCCTACTTCTGGCAATCTAGCGGACGGTGAGTTGGCGATTAACACCACCGACGAAAAACTTTATTTCAAGAACGCTGCTGGCACGGTAAAACTACTCGCCTCCGCAGCTGGGTCTACGGGTGATGTAGTGGGGCCGGCTTCAGCAACCGCTGACGGCTTGGTGGCTTTCAATGGCACGACGGGCAAACTTGTAAAGCAGGCCGCTACGGTCACGGTTGCACAGGGCGGCACGGGAGTTACAAGTTCCACCGGCACAGGCAACGTAGTGCTCAACACAAGCCCAACCCTAGTAACCCCAGCCCTAGGAACCCCCAGCAGCGGTATAGTCACGAACTTGACAGGTACAGCCTCGATAAATATCAACGGCACTGTCGGCGCGAGTACACCTGCGGCTGGTGCGTTCACTACGCTGTCGGCATCAGGAACCTCTACGCTGGCTGC